ATAGCCGCCACGGCTGCCGCTGTCGCAATACCAACCACCTTGGACTCTTTTGGAGGATCATCCGGTATATTGTTGACTTCCAAGGACTTCCGAGCCGCATCTGTAGCATTGGCTTGGACTTTGGTGAGCATCAAGGATCTAGATTGTTGTTCGTCCCGACTTGTTTGCGCACCCTGCTCGGCAACCTCTTTAATACTAGTAGTATTGATCTCATTCGAGGCAGCAACTTCATTTGAAGCGCTATCTACTGGGGTTGGAGCATACTCACCTGACCCCGCCTGCTTAGCAGCAGCGTCGATCCAACTCCGCATCCGGAGGTTGATCAACGGGATAGCATCGAAGATATCAAGAGCCTTGTCTGCATCCTCTAACATTGAGGCAGAGATTGCAGCCTTGACCTGTCGAACATACTTGGGGTTATCCAAGATACCCTTGACAGTCTGGGCCCCACCTCTAGTGAGAAGCGTTCGGAACTGTAGCGCGCGTCGAGCTGCCCCCGCGGGGTTGAACACCTTCAAGTTCAGAGCCCGGCGCAACATGGTCTTCTGAGACTCTTTGGATAGGTGTGTCTCCAGATACTCTCGATACTGATCGATCTGAGTATCTGCCATTCGAAGGATCTTGAGACCCCGTCTGATTAGGGCGTCTTCAACATCATCAACCCCAGAAGTTTCCTCAGCGTACCGTTCATAGGTATCAAGAGCCAGGAGAAAAATGATGTATTCAGCTACCTGAAACTCACCGATCTCCAGGTCATCATCATTCTCGGGCTCATTGATTGCTACCTTTTTGGTGATCGGGATTAGCATGCCTTCAATTCCCACGTTATGGACGTACTACAACCAAAGCCAACCCACAAGGGATTTATGCTAGAGTCCGCATACGACAAGGCTCCTCAGTGTTACCACCAAGGAGCCTTCAGTCATTGCCTGGACTATCAGATCCTGGCGCGCAGGTTGAAGGTCAAGACGAGGTACAACAGCGGGAATATCGGCTGGTAGTACGCTTCGGCGTTCAGAGTAGTTGGGTCATTAGGGTCGACCGTGGCCGAGATGCCAGTGAAGGCAGCCACAATCTCCTGTTGAATCAACTGCTTGAACAACGAAGTCATGCTGACTTCGACTTCATTGGTCCTGCTGGCGAGGAACTTCGTACCTACGAAGGCATCGAGGACCGACCTCGAACTAATCGAAACGTAGTCGGCGATCTGGGTCACTGTCGGCAACCGAGTCAGGACCGACGTCATGTTGGTCGTGAGACCCTGACGAACCCTGATGATAGGCTGCAGATCTTCTAGAACCGTGATACCAGCGACGGCCGTTTGATTGGCCTCCACCGGGTCCATGATCCTCGGGATTCGAGTGAACCCTTGGAGCTGCCTATGAGTGTACGGGGTTGCAACGTCAACCGCCGGTGAGCAGACCGCACCAGCCATGGCCGCCGCGTAGAAGGTCCCGTCAACCAAGGACTCGAAGGTGTTGCCCAACTCATCCGTGAAGGTAACCACAGAGGAGTCTGGGTAGAAAGCCACGATTCTTGAACTGAAGAGGCCCTTTGCGACTGACTGAGCTGTGGTCGGAGAGGTCCCACTTGCAAAGCCAATCATACCCATTCGCTCGGACTGGTTGCGGATATTCGACATTACCTCACAATGCTGAGTCAAAGCCGAGTAAACCGCAGTGTCAGTGCTCAGGGGTACGAGGACATCGGGCTTGACATTCCCTGGTAGGGGAGTTGCCAGACCTTGGATAGCCGTGATGAACGAGGAGGCTGCCGCTTGGTTCGTGTTCGGAACCTTTAGCACCTGGGTGATTCCCACCAAGACTGCACCGTTGAGGATCGCCAAGTACGCGCCCAAGACTACTCGGTTCTCAGCATTGAGTTGACCGTAGTTTGCTTCGATGGTCTTGAACGTGGTGAAGATCCGCGTCGAGAAGTCCTGCTTCATGTAGCGGTACGAGATGTAGTAGTAGTCACCGTTCTTCGGCTCGAGACCAGACGGGTTGAAGGTCTGGACATTTGCCGTGTCATTCACCCCAACATTCACAGTATTGGTGACGATAGTCTCCAAACCAGGGATGTAGTAGTACGGGATTCCAGGGTTAACCTGGAAGGTCTGGGAGATGACGAGGGTGAAAGTACCACCACTTGCATACTGAGTAGTGGACGGGAGGATGCTGAACCTCAAACCAGTACGGGAATCCGTATAGGTCTGTCCTGGGAACCCAGTACCTGACGAACCATTTGGATTCGAGGAGGTGACTACGAAGTTGTTGGTAGCACTCTCCCCATTGTCGCCAGAGGTCCCTGGTACAATCCCAGTCCCAGTTGTCGTGTTGAACGCCGACTGAGTACCCCCAACGAACCCAACGCTCGATGCCGTTGCGCCAGTAGTGAGTGACTCAATAGTCAGATAGGTCTGACTATTGATGACATCCGGATAGGCGACACAACCTGTCGTATTTGGAGAAGGAGCTACGTGACCAACAGTTCCTGGAGTTCCCCAGTTTGTAACGGCAAACCCCGTTGTATCCATGAGGCGATCAACCACCTCTTGAACACTCACCAAGGTCTGACTAGCAAACTCACCCTCGGTGAACCCGAGAAGCTCATTGGCTGTACCGTCCTGAATCAACAAGGTAGATTGAGGAGAGCCGTCTACACTGGTGATTCTGAGCTTGTTCAAGTTCCCCAGAGTTCCGACCGAAGCCGTACCCTGAGAGCCAATGACCAAGTTGACAGCCGTTACAACCGCGCTAGTTGCTACGGAAGCACCGTTTGGTAGAGTGACCTGAAAGTCAACTCCGTTGACTCGAATCTTGAAGATATCGTTCAGGCCAGCAGTGATATTGAAGGTTCCAGGAACTGAACCAATCAATGTTGCCGGCTTATCGAGGGCACCTACAGTACCAGCAGCAGTCTGGAACGTAGTGAACCCAAGGAGGGTCTCAGCAGTACCCTGATTGATGGTGACGTTACTGTTATGGTCGAGACCACCTGGGACCGAAGCCGGAGTTGAGTACCCTCGGATTACGAAGAAGGTGCTCGTCGAGCCTGGCCCTGGGATGGCCGTGAACAGGTCGTTGGCTGCTGTACTTGAGAAAGCCACATTAGCATCAATGACTGCATTGACTGCTACTGCTACTGCCGCCGGAGTAATCACACCAGCAGGAAGTGAAACCGTGAGGGCCACTCCGTCGATAGTGAGATTAAAGGTGGCTCCACCTACTGGGATAGTAATGTTACCACCAGTTAGTGGTACAGCCTGACTAACCAAGTAAGCTCGGGTAGACCCTGACAACAGGGTTGAAATCGTAGTTCCGTTTACAGAGGTCCTCCAAGTATCGGAGGCGCCCACGTAGAAGGAATAGGGTTGAGCACCGAGGTTCGTGTAGACCGCATTCCGGGCCACTGCTTGACCGAAGGTGACCGTGACAGTCTCGCTCACGGGGGTTCCACCGACATGCATGGCGTCCGGGATCTGCTCAACACCACGAGGCCACTGGACGATCTGAGTCAGACCTCCACCCTTGGTACCAAAGCGAATCTGGTACAGGTTCTTGTTGAACAAGGACGAGAAGACCTCGTACTGACCAACCCCAAGAGGTCCTGGGACCTTGTTGGTCAGGATGTAGGTGTCGTCCGTGATCCTGTTGTAGTAGAAGGTAGCGAAGACAGTCCAGTCCGGAGGAAGAGCATTCTTGAGAGTGATTTTCCGGTTGGGCCCGTCCACAGAGAGGACGGTAGCCGCTGGACGCCCTAGAGCGTCTTCGAGGTTCCGACCAACCCTAGCCACAATAAGGTCTGGACGATTCGTAATGAGGTCCTGACGGTTGTTGGCTACTGAGCTGTATAGGGACTGCCCGAGAACACTGTCACGCCCGTTACCCGTCGTTGGAACTTCGGGGAGGATGAACACGGTGTTGCTGACAGAGGCCGGAATGACCGTGGTGTCAACGAACGCAGCACACTCGACCAAGTACAGCTTGTCATCGACCAAGGTCGGAACAATCTGAGAGGCATCGAGGGGTTCAGTTCCAGGGGTGTTGAGAGTCGATGATACCGAGTAGCTGGTCCCCCAGTGGACGATTGAGACGTCCGGAGAGGGGTTAACAACTACGAAGTCCTGATTCTGGATGTAATCCGATCGACCCGAGCTAATCCCACAACGAATGACATTCGTTACTAAGGTATTTGGCAAGTAGTCAAACGTATCCTGCCAGGTATTCGCCCAGTAGTTGACTGTAACCGTGGAGCCTGGAGGGGGCGCCAAGGCCAGAGTCACAATACCATTGGTCCCGTCTACTGCAGTCGGGATGACCTGGACGTTGTTGACCTTGACCACAACCTTGGAAGTGTCGGTAGTGGTGATGCCACCGGAGGTCCCGTCCACGATCGGACGCTGGAACACACGGAATTGAGTGTTACCGCTCGCCGTTTGACCCGAGGATAGTCCGAGGATACCATTAGCTGTGCCGGCACCGATAAATACCGAGGAAGCCGCCGTAAGAGTGAGGTGGTTGAGACCTTCATTGTCAGCAAAAACTGACGTTGCAAGCCCTGAGATAGCGGCTGCATCGATCTGAGTCTTCAGGCTCAAAGCCGTTGAGGACCCAGGAACGAACGTCACTGTCTGCTCAGACCCGTTATTGGGCGTTACCTTCAGTGTATCATTGACACCCGCCACGATGACGAAGGGCTCGAACCCTGGAGTCGTGATTGATGAAGCAATCACTGAAACCTGAGCTGATACATCGTCCGTGAAGGCAGTATCGCCTCGGTGGAAGTAGTAAGTGACGCGGACTGTGTCCGTCGGTTGAGGTGGTACTTGCAGAGTGACCTCACCCAAGGATCCGAGCACACTACCAACAGCCACAGGGCTGCCATTCACGGTCACAGTAACAGACCGTGTATCATTGGTAACTCGACCAAAACCTTGGCCATCTACCAACGGGAAGTTGCGGACTTGGAAGGTAACCCGAGACCCGTCATTCGCCCCAAGAATGGGGTTCGATGGGTTCGTGTTATCCACGATCCAGCGCAGGGTTACGTCTTCATTGACGATTTGCTCATCAAGAGTAGACGAAGAACCACGCACCATTTCGAGATCATCTTGCTCCAGCTCTTCCTGACCGACACCGATAATGAACGGTATCCGCAGGCCAGCAATGAGCGAAGCAACATTGGCCTCGGTCAGTGTGCGGGAGTATACACCAGGTGGAACGTACGTTGCGAAGGGTCCAAAAGACATCCGACTCTCCTGACTCAATTGGTCTGAACAGGTCTGATTCGATTTGATCTTGGAAGTCTGTCAAGACTACCTAATAGATAGAACAGCGATTCGATCTGAGTCTGGATTTACATTTGGATGTCCGGCCCCTTAGAACCGGAGGAACTTACTCTGACTCCAGGGAACAAGACTTTATTGGGTTGGCTTTACTTGTGAACCCCGCTCGACTCCCACAGCTAGATCTACTAGTTTTGCGCGGGCATTCCTTTGAGGTTGCCCCATTGCTGCGTATTCTGTGTATCCTTCACCATCAAGGCGTTCAAGGGCTGGACTACCTCCAACCTCTCGTACTTGCTTCTTGACTTTATCCCGCTCTCTGTAGGTGGCCCATCGAGACTCAGCACTCCTACCAACTATCTTGTCAGCAGTTGGATAGTCCTGATCATGAACCCCTGAGTTAGCCGGCGCAGCTCCACCAGCCTTGAACCCAAACCCAAAGGCTGTCCCATCGAACAACCGAGGTGCTTCCTCCTTACAGGAAGGGCATGGGTGTGTCGGGTTGTCCCCGAGCTTCAATGTGCGTTCAAACCTAGTCGAGCATTGTGCGCACTCGAAGGTATAGCGAGGCATAGAGTACCCCTTTCATCCGATCCGTTCGTAATTTGCATTTCGCCCGACTATTACAGGCGTAGTGTTGAAGAAAAGTGAAGCTTGTGAAAGAGCTTGGATACTAGAAGCCCCGTTGGGCTTCGTGTAAGCCGACGCCCTACTAATTGTGTAGGGAAGTGGAAGGTGCATCTCCCAATCAGATTGAATTGCAACACTCATAGAATAGTTGTAGTAGAAGAGCTCCGCAGCCTCATCGTAGACTTCCTCGGACTCACCGCCCATTGAAGTATCGGTCAACTCAATCCCTTCAGAGGATAGGTTGCTGCGCTTCTCAGCCCAGAGATACATGAAGACCAGATCCGCAATCTCTTCCATCTGAATAGGATCCCTAGAGATCACATCCAAATCAAAGGTAGCGTCGAACCGACCACCGAAGGCTTGCGCAGTCTCCACTCGGTCTGAGTACACGACAACCGCTTGCTTGTCCCCGGGCTTACCCCTCTTGCCAAAGGCGAGTATCACCCCAGGGAGGGTCTTCCAGTCTGCTGTATTCCACGACCACTTGATGGGTCCTATCGAAGGAGCGGCGTATCGATAATCAGCCGTAATCAGAGCCCCAGGGAAGAACCCCGTGTGAAAGGTGATCTCCTGAGCTTCGTAGTCAACCGTGTAGTCAGTACCCTCTACTAATAGGAGGTTCCGGTTGGTCCACATACGAAGTGTCCCCTTGACCGGTTGATTCTGGATAGTAGCCGAAACCACTGGCCCTGATTGAGCCTGGATGATGGGTTCGTCGGTGATTGTCAGGAGTGGATCAATGATGAACTCCCCGAACTCTCCTGGAACAGTAGGAGCCGAGAGACACTCTATATAGTAGACCCCAGCGGGGATCGGCATCGAATCCCCGGACTCCTTGAGCACAATCAAGTCCTCTTTCACCCACTCAAGTAGGTAGGCTGGTTCATTGTAGAAGGCCAGCATGACATGGCTCTCTACAGTACCAAGGAAGTTCTGAGGTGACACTTGGACCTTGTTCGCCGACGACCCCTTCACTACGATGCCATACTGGGGCCGCTCCTCGAATGCGAACTTGTTTTGCACGAAAGGTACGATCTTCTCATAAACTGGATGTCTGGAGAAGCTGTCCTGCAACTCAAGTATGAGCCGTCTCTTCAGCGAGGATATTAGGTGAAAGTACATTATTCTCGGTGCTCGTGCTCAGCTAGCAGCAACAACCCATCTGCCACCGCGTCCAAAGGTCGTTCAACCCTGAATACCTTGGAGATAGGAATCGGGAAGCCCCTCCTCCTGATAGTCTCGAATTCCTCATTGAAGACATCCATGAATCCCTTAGCCAGTGAGGTGCCGCCAGAGACAACCAAGGGTAGCTCATCCAAGTGATCGTTTTGTTCCTGCTTGACCCTCTCTGATATCTTCTCCAAGCAATGACGAACCAGAGTTCTAACATAGAGGGCTATAGCTTCAATGTCTGGTTTACCACTAGGCGGAGAGGCGAGGTTGAACTCCCCTTTCTCCTTTAGGGTGCACATTCTAGCCGCTGTCGAGCCAACCGCCTTTGCTGCATGAGCATCAATCCAATCCCCACCACCTCTAGCGATGGAGAAGTTCAAACCCATAACTCCAAAGTTAGCTAAAGCTACGTTGCACAACCCTGATCCGAACGATAGGGCTAACCCAGAGAACTCTGTGTCAAAACACTGAGAGTAGATGATGGCCAAGGCCTCGTTCGTAGGTTGAGCGATATACCCATAATTGGTGATGATCCTACTGAATACGTCCTTGTGGTACTTTACATCCTGGTCGGGTAAGTCAATCGGATCAGCTGGAACACTATAGAAACAGTGCTCACCCTTGCACGATGGTTCACCCAGTACGTTACTAATCAAGTGATTAAGTACGTGTTGAGCTTTTAGCGCCCCCGGAGAAATCAGACCCTTGGAGAGTGGACGCTTGACCTCTTGCTTGAACAAGTTAGCCATTTGGAATGACTTGTCACCGACCACTACAACTTCGCTTTGCTCTTTGAACTCAACAAAGTTGATGTTACTCATCTTCAATGTTTTAACGTTCTCAGCGTCTATCTCGATATAGGCGTCGGTGGCTCTCTTGTGGGATATCTCATCCTCTTTGTACCTAGCGGCCACAAAGTTCATGGTACCCACATCTAGACCAACACCTGGACTCTTGTTTGCCATTTTCATATTCCTTTTCATCTGTTATGATTTTGATTTGGGTTGATTAGGCTAGTCTCTGCCTGAGTAGGTAGAGGTGACTCTCGTGCTTGTCTTCGATGCCGGCCATCATATTGTCGACGCCCCGCGATAGCTCACCCTTCTCCTTCATCACCTTGGCGACCTCAGACATGCACTCCACGAACTGGGTCTCGGCTAGTAGGCTAACTTCAAGGTAGGACTTCGGGTTCTCACTCTCACCGGACACAATCCCATCACCACAGTACTTCTTGATGATGTACGCAATGATCCTGGCTTGAAGCCCGGGGTGCATCTTGTCGAGTGGGGCACCAGTACCAACAGCCTTCTCAGCCACACCATCGATCTCGTCAGACGTCTCTTCATACAGACGCTGGAATAGGAGATGGTCAGCGTAGTAAGTCTCACCATAGGTCAACCAGTGATGGCTCTGATGGATATCTGCCAATGCCCTCAGAAAGACAAGGACAGTAGGTAGTCCGTAACCAAGACCATTGGCCATCTTGCTTGCAGCTGCCACGAGGGTCCTCTGCGAAGCCTGCTTGTCCATTCGAACCTTCATCCCAGGGAGATAAGGAGGACCGTGGAAAAACGGATTGTAGGATGACGGATCTTGCCAGATCACTGATGTTGCATCATCAGGTGGGGTTCCTAAGTTACTAACCCCAGGGTGATCAGGTGCCGGAGAGAATGACGGGTCTTTAGAAGCAGTTTTCCAACGTGGGTCCATCACGCCCTCCCGAGTCTCTGTTCGAGTTGTCTGGCTATTAGAGTGCACTCCTCAGCCAGATGTAGGATCTCAGGCTGAAGGTAGGTCATTACAAAGGTGGGATCCTCTGTGCGACCAACGCCAACTCTTTTCACGCCATCTGAGTGCTTTTTGCACTCTTTTAGGGCTTCAAGGATCTTTTCGTATTGATCCGTAATGATCTTGATTGCTGGGTGTTTCTCACCCTTATCCATGAACTCAGCCGCCATCTCCCACTGCTCTTGTGAGCTAGCGTTCTTCTTGAACCAGATATGAGGAGCAAGAGTATTAGCAGGGATCGACTTCTTCATGTATCGAAGAATCTCCTCGTCATTCTTCACCTGAGGTCGGCTATCATCAACCACGATCTTGTCGCCTTCCCACTTGGCGAAGTTACTACCTCCAAGACCGTTCTTTTCGAGTTTCTTACCATCAGTGGTGAGCATTCCACCATGAGCTGGCTTTCCCTCGTAGAAGGCGTCAACTACCTTTTTCTCAGGGGCAGTTAGAGCCGCCACCTTGATCTCAGCTGTCTTGGGTTCAGCCTTTGGCTCAGCTTTCTTTGGTACGTTGTAGTTGATCTCGAACTGTTTTGTATCCTTCAAACGCTCTTCAAGCTCAAACGGACCCATACCCTCTTCCTGAAGAGTAGTGGCGAATGCAGGGTCATAGCCCTTGACCGCCAACATGGCCTCCATCTCTGCAAGGAACTTTGCACTAGGGTCAGGAGCGGTCTCTAGCTTCAATTCCTTGCCAACCTCATTCAAGGTGAACCGCTGAGGTTTGGCCGGGAAAGTCTTACCAGTGAGTGGAGACTTGACTGTACCCACGAGACGCTGATCACAGTAGAAGCTTCCGCCATCAGGGTCCGCATAGTGCCAAAGAGACCCTTTGATCTTGGCATCACCCGCGCGAAGCTCCTTGGAGATATCCGTTAGAGATTGACGAGTCGGCTTTGCTGGGAAACTTCTTCCGGTGAATGGTGAGCGAACCGTACCTAGGCGACGCTCTGACAGGTAGAAAACGGTCCCTTCAGGGTCCAAGTACTTCCAAAGTACAGCGGCTGCTGTCTTCTCAACTATGGACCCTACTCGGTTCAGAAGTCTGTCTTTGGCGCTCATGGTCAATCTCCGTAACTGTCAGATCCTAAGTACTTTAACGACTCTTACCCTTCCGTAACTCCCTGAGTGCTTTGCTCGCTACTGCTGCCGAGTTACCTTCAACTCTATCCTCCTTTACAGTCAACTTCTTTGGAGTGTCGAAGGTTGGAACGAAGTTCGGAACATCATCCTCCACAGAGATCCCAGCAGACTTAAACTCCTTGCCTGAAGCTTGAACCACTACCTGGGCCGGCATGCTGTCGAGTTTTTCCAGAATGGTGTTTAGCTTCGAGTCCTCCCCTTTGAACTTCCCGAGTTCGATTCGAAGCTGACTACACTCAGCAAGCAACTGTCCGCACTCGGTATTGGCGGACTCCAACTCCCCCTTTAACCTTTGAATCTCCAGATTGGCTACTCTCAACTCAGATTGGACTTGCTGGTGATTGTACCGAAGCTCCAAAAGCTCAGAGTGGGCCACTACTGGAGTTAACTCAACCGGTTCACTTCGAGGTTGACCCGAGAGGGCATTATCGAGTCTAGGGTTGGTGCCAAGCTCAATGATTCGATTCTGGGACATCAACTTACCCAGATCTCGTGAATCACATGCTAAGTTACCAGGAATCGTAACTGGAACACCCCGTGGTACCCTGAAGCGTATGTCTTCAATAACGAGATCTTCCCTAACTGATTGAACAATCATATCACCTTGGCTCATGACATTCTGATCACTTTCTTAGCTGCATTTTTAGCGACCATCGTTACCTCAGAGACGATGGCCTTTCTGATTTGGGTTCTGGCTTCCTTCTTTGCCTTCTCAATGAAGTCGTAAGGTGGGCGTCCTGGGTGAACCCACTTTCCGTCCTTCATCGACTTGATGGTCGCCGACCTGAAGATAAGTTTCCCCTCCTCAGTAATAATAGGAATAGGAGCTCGAGACTTCGTCAACCACCTCATCTGCCCCTTGCGCTGCCCTCGCATCAAATAGGTAAACGCTGGGTGCTTGGAGTAGAGGGTGAGTGACGAAGGACCAACCTCGACCATGAGCGACTTTGCCAATGCCTTCTTGGCACGCTCCGAGAAAGTGGACTGGACCAGCTTATCCCGTAACCTACGGAGAACACTGTATTTTACCCGATTCAGGGCATTCTCTGGGCTTACCCCCAAACCTCGAAGAAGGGGCTTACCGTAGAGTGAGGTTAGTTTGTAATCTTGTGGCATTTTCTATCAGTAGTTGGAGTTTTTCCAAGCCAGTGTTCGACCTCGATACTGGCGCTCTTCTGGGATATTCGGATTGTCTGTAATCTCAGAAGAAGCTTCAAATTCAGGCCCACTCGGAGCAAACTGAGTAGCTGAAAACCTAATAGGATCCCCAACCGGTACCCGATAACGAATGTCCTTCTCGTCAAAGTAGTTGATTGTGAAGTGCTGCTGTAGGATAGTACCACGATTAGTTGGTCTTCTCACAGCTCCAAGGCTGTAGCGGTCACCATCAATCTTCAGAATGAAGTCTCGGTGGCTGAGAAGCGGTTGGGGGCCAGTCCATACCTCGTATGTATGGATGAGGTTCCGACCTGACTCCGCTTGAGCAACCTTCTTGTCTGAGTCATCAGGAGCGATGATGATCTCGTAAGGCCCTTCGTACCCACCAATGATCCCTGTCCCATAGCACTTGAGGCAGTCACCCAATGGCTGCTTGTGAATCTGGTCGTAGCAAGGGCACTGAATCCCAACAACCTTCCGAAGGTAGACTCGGGCGCGCTCCCCACCTTGTTCGAGTATCCACCGGTTGCGCCTGATGGCCTCCCTCCAGTAGTTGTCGAGCTTTTCAATCTCGATAGTGTTAGTGGACGCCGCGTTGCCTATAGGGGTCTCAATCAGGCTATCAGGGGTAGCCTCAGACCAGTTACCTGTGACAGGGTAGCCAACTGTTGAGACTCGGTAGAATATGCGCTGGGCCAGATCAGTACGAACCAGATCCCTTGTGTACCGGTAGGTGCACGTTACTCGACTCGTGGTACTTGGAACTACAGGGATGATGTTCTTCTGAAGGGCAGTATCCATGTAGACGTTAGCGTCAATCTCAACTTCCCCTGTCTGCCCATTCACCCAGAATACGTTAGCCTCAACCCCATCGACGTATACTCGAACATCGTGCGGGTTGTTGGTCGGTAATCCTCGAGCAGCCTCGGCAACGATAGGGTAGTTTCGAGTCTTGAATACGTAACGAGGCCCGTCCATGCCAGTAGAAGCAGTCCCAAATAAGGTGAACTGCTCAGTGACATCTTCCTCTATGATCAGCTCGTTGTCAGTCTGATCCCTCCAAAACGTTGACCCAACTGGTAGTTCAGTGATCCTTCGATAGGGGCCAAACTCAGAGTCAAAGCTACGATAAACGTTGACCCCAAGGATTTTGAAGCGACTATTCAGAACAAGAATAGAGGGGTCATCCCATTGAAGGTTGATGACCCCCTTTACATCGCTCGACATGAACAGGTTCAACGGCGGAGCGGGCCAAGGAATCTTGGTCAGCTCCGTAAGTCCCGGCGTCCTGTCACGATTGCTCACATCCGCCATGTTGAGTAGTCCTCACTTGAGGCTACCAATAAGGGGAAGTTTGAGTACCACTACCCACTCAGTCTGCAGACGGTGCAGCCCCTCTTTGGGCTGCCTTAATGTTATCCAACTCATCCTGAGTGAGGGCCCTGATCTGTCCAGTCTCTGCATCAATAGAAACCCTTTGACTCGGGGACAGGCCACGCTCAATGAGTATTCTTTCGAACAACTTCTGGCGCTCGTTGTCGAGAGCGCTAACAGAACGAATCAACTTAACCCTCTCTAGTTCAAGATCCATCAAGCGCTCACTAACTCGAAGGCGTGATTCTTGAATGACTACGAATCTAGCCCTGGATTCAGCATCAACTGGATCATCAATGGTTAGTCGCCTATGCTCTGGTTCAATCTGGGTATCCATCTGAATATCTCCCTAAACGGTAATAGCCACTTCTAATAAGTAGACTAGTCAGGGCATCCTGCGCACCCACTACGAATGATGTAGGAAAGGGAGGGTCCACTGTTTGGGATCAAGTGAAGAACCCCATTGGCGAACCTAAGTCTGACCAGCCTAGCCCCTCTCAGCTTGAGCTTCTCAGTCCCTTCATTGACTGCAGTCAAGCATTTACCGAAGTCATCCGGTAATAGCACCTCATTGCAATCAAACGGGACTGGGAACACGAGTAGCTATACACCAATAGTAGGTTAGGTACCCATGAACTTGGAAGGGGCTAGGACTCCCCTACCAACATAGGGTCCGAAAGAACTTCGAATACCAGCCCCGTACTTTGGTTGCTGCAAGCCCTTGACGTATTTCACAGTTAGCTTGGCGCGCTCAAGTTGCTTGTCGAATTGGTCTGCAGCCCCCTGCTTCAAGGACTCGTACTTGCTAGATTTGTCCAGGTTGAGGCTGACTCCACCGATGGAGTAGTCAAACTCATCAGCAATCCAATTAGCTTGTAGAGCATTGACCGCCCAGATCTCTGCTCCTACTAAGAGGAGAGTCCTCCACTCCGGACGGCTTTGCATCATGTGGTCCAGACTATTGAAGGGGGTTCGAGGCGGAGCCGCAATAATCATGTCCAAAGCGAACTCCAAGAACTGTACAAGCTCCTCATCCTCCCAAATATACCCGAAGACCTTACTGAATTGATCTATGGTCTCCTCGTGTGCAGGGGGGCGGAATTTATAGTTACGATCCGGATTCGCATCTCGAAGCATGAGTCGCAACTTGTGCAAGAGATCGATTTGAGCCGTTGAGAAGAAATTCGGTGTCGCCACTTCCCGATCTTGGATATTGAACTCTTGGACCACAGACTGGACGGGACCACCAACCACCTCACGCATAGCCCATCGAACTCGGTAGTCACCAATATTGGCATCGATGGGGACCACCAAGCTGACGAAGTACTCACCTACGGATGAGTTGACTGGTATCCTCCTTTGAGGACCCACGAGCACTTCTTGGCCTGTTGTATTGTCGTAGATGGCGTAGGTAATCTCAGCCGCATTGATCTGGTGACCCGAGGAGTTAGTCAAGAAAATATTCAGGTCGCTCCGACCCAACTGCTGGCCTCTTAGGAACGAAGTAGCCATAGGTCACCACCCTCTGGAGTTCGCACAACCACAGGGGTTGGGCTTGCAGCACCACCGACAAGATGGCCGAATCCCTGGAGTATTACACCCGCTTGGCCTACCCGCCATTCCCACTCCAGGTGGGAAGTATGCAGCGGTATCGAAGACCTCGAACCCAAACTGCTCCTCCAAGAGAGGACCCTGCAGGTACTCTTGAACTACCCAACGTGCAAACCACTGTCCTGGTTGCCCACACTCCCCTGCGCATCCGGTAGCATAGTACTCACCTGGAGCCGCTTGAACTGGGGTCTTATGGCACACACCAACGACTACGGGATGGCGAGGGACCGCAGGGCGGTCATGGTAGTGCTTGTGAGCCTGGTACAGAAGGCTGTACTTGACGCTATGGGGGTCAAATGGGTTCCCAGCAGTGTCGGTGATGTAGATTGGCAGATCCCCGCGCTGGAACAAATGGCCCCACTTGAACACACCTGGACTGGATCTAACTATCATCCTTAACTACCGGTCCGACAAATGAAACCTTCAGGTCGCCGCCGGACTACCTCTTGATGAAGGAAGTACGGATACCCGAGGATACTGGAATAAACGTAGGCAAAGCTGCATCGTAAGATAACGACACTGCCTGGTCATGCGCCGGATAGGTAAGAAGAATCCTCCACGACCCAATCACATTGGGGAAGAACCTAATCGTGTAGAACCCAGTCAGAAACTCTGTCCAATACACCTGACCTGCAGTGACCTGAATGTCTTGGACAGCGGAACCACTCACAAGAGGCCATTCAACTTGAGAGCCATTGAAGAATAGCTTCAGGTTCAAGTCCCCTATGGTAACCCCTTGCGCGCGGGTCTTCCCATCAGTCACGAATAGATCGATCTGGTCGAGTACAAGCTTGCTGACGCTAACGTTCCTACTTGCTGGTTGGTACCTGATCGGAGACTGAACCCCAAGGCTGACTGTAGGGGTGGCTGAAATACTAGATAAACCAACCAGGTGTGCGCGAGCAGCATATCTCACAGATGCATGAGAGACTAAACCAGAGTTACCTTGAAGATCAATATCAGTCATGGGTCACCCTCGGAATCACCCCGTAGGGTACTCAATTATTAGCTCTCGCTGGCGACTACTGCATTAACAGCGAAAGAAACCTGATCACCTATACCGACGATCTTGGGGACCGCCAGAGTACCTTGGTAGAGGATGGTAGCAGAAGGAGACCCACCATTTTGGGCATCCACGATACCAGCCCAACCAACGGTACCCCAAGCGTTAATAGCAACAGCAAATGTTATTGCCGCAGAATTACTAACGCTACCACCGGCGATTGTACCCCAGGTCACAGGCTGGCGCACATACTCGGCCGGGGTTACCTCTCCAGTAAAGATACCAGCCGAGGTGGGATCCGACGTGAAGAGTGCAAGGTATACTGTAGCGGGCCAAGCATAGGCGAACTGAGCATTGTTCTTCAGAACCCTATCGAGGACCGAGTTTGCCAACGAGGTGGTCTTTGCAGCCATTTCGATGTCTCCTAACCATTACCCTAGGACAAGTGATTTCTGACCTGCTACCAACAGAAGCATCAATAGATTGTTGGCGGGTAAGGGGTCTCAGTCGAATGACTCAAGAAGCCGTCATGTGGCAAATGCTCTTCAGAGACTTGATGTTATTCGCGTAGGGTTGGGCTGATACCTTGGCGGTATTGTTGAACCAACCTACTTTCAACTCCTCGATGTTTGCTATCGAAGTATCGAAGACGAAGAACATGCGGTTACCAGACTCTCGGTCTGTACGCTTCAGAGGGACCCCCGCGGTTTGCAAGTAGGCAGCGAAGTATAAGTCCGCGGTCCGAAATTCCTTAGTACCATTCTCTTTAGCTGACATTTATTCCTCATTTGGGATCTGAGTTTTTCTATCTGATCTGAATATGAATTTGGATTTGGATTTACATCTAAGCAGGCCCGACTTGCGCCGGGCCTGAAGGGGGACTCACACGAACTGTTACAGAGCAAACTTGTTGGATAGCATGTCGTTCACCTGGACTAGAACCCAGGTTTTGCCGGTAACGGGAACCGTAGTAACTGTAGAGGTAGCGGCAATGAGTGACGCTGGAACTACAATCGAGGTGTCCGAGACAGTTCCACCAGCAGCTAGAATCTGAGCTTGAGTGATTCGTCGGGCTCCATTTCCGATGATGATCACAGTGGGCTCATAGAGGCCGTACCCAGCCAAGCCACCGGAGGCACCAGTAACCGTCAGAGTACCCGAAAGGGTGAGTCCAGTGATGGTCGGGGTTAGGACCGTAAAGGCCGACGTCGTGGTCGATAGGTGGTTAACATCCTGAACCACTTTGATAGCTTGGCCAGACGTCGCTGGGGGGTGATTGAGATCACCTCTCGAGTCTGGGTTGAAGCTTGGTGATAGGTAACCATGAAGGCAACCAGCCAACACGCTCTTCTTGACGGCATCCGTCTCCACGAAGTGGTAGCCGAGCATATTCTGAAGAGCTTCTACCTGTGCATCAGATGCCCCAGATAGCCCAGAGACTGTCTTGATGTGGGTAGCCGAGATGTCCACAGCGGGAACTGAACCACCACCGGCGTATCCAGGAACTGTGGCCGTAATCAGAGCGGCAGCAGTAGCCACAAGGCTTTGAGCGTTCAAGTACTTTTGAATGTTGGCCGCATTCGGCCGCGATACATACTTGGATTGCCCCTTAGGGGACTCCGTCGTCGGGTTGGTCTGAGAGATCGGTTCGACGTCCGAAATGAAAAGAGGGTTCTTGAGATCGCTTCGGATAACAACTAGAAACATTGAGTCCTCCTGAACTTAGACCGGCTGCAAATGGCCACGAGCTTGATCAATCTTGAGGTAGCGAAGAATGTTGCCGTATACTGTGTAGAAACTTGCTACCGCTTGACCAAAAGCAAGCTGATTAGCCAAGCGAACATACTTTGCTCGTCGAAGGATGAACTCAAGTTGTCGCACACTCTTCAAATAAAAACTGGACCGCTCAAGAGTCTTGAACTCTTCTTCGGAGGCTTTCACGAGAGCGTATCGATGGTTCATATCCTTGACTAGAGTTTGAGTTTGAAGTGGTAAGAACAGATGTTGGGGGCGCCAAACGTTGTCAATTCGCTGGAAGGCTCCTGTTTCCTGATCCAGGATTTTGACTAGGTTAGGCGTCCCCACTTGCTACTCGCACGTTAGCTTACTGCAACTGCTACAGCGAGAGTTTGGTTGTCAGCAGTAACCTTGACTGAACTAGTTACAGCTGCAACGCTGGCTAGGTTAGTCACTGAGATTGTGATCTTAGTCGCGCTAATTGAAGCAAAGCTAGCTTGCTTCAATGTCTCAGCACCAGTACCAGTGATGATAACTGAGGAGACGTCCGGAGCCAACGAGGTTAGGTTGGTACCCGTGATGACCAACTCAAGGACGTAGCTCCCTGTGTCCGAGTCAACACCAGCAGCATTGGCGAAGGTGATCTGAGTATTGCCAAGCCTACTAGCAATAGTGAATGTACCGTTGTTTCCAGCGTTGGAAGCACCAGAGATCTTGATCTTCTTACCTACATCGGCAGCAGTAAATGTTGCAGCTGCATCGGTCAGAGTCACTGTACCAGCTGCGAAAGCAATCCCAGATCCAGTACCACGTCGAAGAACCGCCGAGGAGACCGTCGGAGCTGCCACATCAGCCGCGGTGAACGATGTCACCGTGATGAGCGGATAGGCCGCATTGGAAGCTACCGTCTTAGCTAGACCAGCAATAACCCCGTGGTCTTGACTAAGCAACACCCTGTCCGAGGTGTTGATGTCAATGTACCCAGCCACTGTCGTGTCGTGAGTACCATCGGGGAGCAACTTATACTTCGGAATGTAACACTTCTGCTTGGGGTAGTTCACTCCAGGCTGGGTGCTCTTGTCGCGCCCACCCAAAGAGCTACCATCCCTTTGGTAGTTCGCCGGGGCTAGAATCCCGCCCACGACTGACGCTGGGCTACCGGATACCTTCTCCCTGGCTACTCCACGTCGGGCGGACTTGTTTGGAAGCCCGTCATCAATATCATTGATGAGGATAGATCCTGAAATGGTCTGGTTATGAATGAGCCTCAACATCTAACAGCTCCTCGCTAGTGAGTGGACAGGGTTCAATGAGATAGGGCCTATAAGGAGATCAACGAGGACCAACTTGAAGGCTTCCTTGTACCCTAGTTTGGTCATGCATTCGATACTACCTATAGGTACAATACCCAACGAGTATTCCTGGTCCGAGTATCGATAAACCATAGAACTTAAACAGTGACTTCCTGGACCATGCTACTAGCGTGCTCGTTGACAGTCGTAACCGGACGGCATCTTGCAGTACCCCCCGCCAGGAGTTCCCCATTGAACTAATAGGGTATGAACCCCAGCAGCTAAACCTGTTTTTCAGCGTGGATTTGCGTAGGTGAATTGGGCAGAGAATGCAACCGTCCCACCAGAACCTCGAACCCAGACAGAGGACACAATCCCATCGAAGCCGACGCTCTCTTGACTTGAAGCTTGCCCAGGTACAACGATCTCAGGCCCACCTTCTTGGAAAGCCACATATAGAGGGAGCGTGGTGCTCAGATTCCGAACCCGAAAGTTGGACATCTGCCGAGGCAGATCGATACGTAGAGAGTCTGCGATGGTTGACCCACTAGGCGCGGTCGCATTGAATCCAGATTGCTCGTTGCCTACATACGGAGGCAGAACCAAAGTAGCCGCACTAGGGGCTGGACTACTCATATCAGCCCCAGCTGAGTTCACGTATACCAACTTCAGCCAAAAGAAAGCCGAGTCAGGAAGCCCATAATTGGATGGCTTCATGAGAATTTGTACGTTGTTACCAGGTTGTATTGGGTTTTGAGCACCCGCAACAGATGGATCAACCAGACCGAGATTGGTAACAGTCACTACTGCGGTAGGTGATGTAAAACCAGGCTCTGTAGCTGTGTAAAGGCGGTACTTAACAACACCAGTTGAAACAGAGTCCAATAAAGGCGTTGTGAAGTGAAAGAAGCCCGGCTTGCGTCGTAGGATTGAGAAGAGGCGTCCGCTCATGATGTCACCACCTGTGGGCTTTTGACAAGAGGATCATAAGTCGACGCAGAGGCATCACCCTTTTCCTTTCGAGCTAGTTCTTGAGCCTCTCTCCAGGTACCAGTCTCTTCACCATTGTAGTTGGGTTGAAGACTAGCTTTGAACACATGGTCCTTCTCTTTCTTAGCAACCTCTTCACGCCTCTTCTTGCGATAAGCGTTCTCTTTGATGGACTTCGTTGTCCAACCCCCTGATTCACCCTCTTTTAGGACAAATCCAAGGTTGCCAGGAGCAAAACCGATCTTGGCTTCAAGGCCACAATTTTTGCAGGTGAGTTTCCTGGTACCTGCTTGTACCTCGTCGTACGCTGTATAGGAGAGTCGTTGGTCCCTAGTAGTTCCACATTCGAGACACTCTACTTGGTAAGTCGGCATACTTCCTCGATACCGTATACACCTACTTGCTCTTTTTCTTGACTGGGATGGACCACCCACGAACCTTAGTCATCACTGCTGCAACATGTTTACAAACTCTGTTGTTTCGAGCAGGATCTTTGATGTTAGGCGTTGAAGCAGTACCCACTGGTTTTCCATCGAGGTACTTCTCACCCTTGGCGTGATACTCGGATCCCAACCATCTCCAAGCCTTGCACGAGCATGAAAAGTTGACATCCATCTTGGCGAGGGCAATCATATTGCCCTTACGAACCGCCTTGAGTCTGACCATCTTTGGTCCGTTGCCACAGTCAACCGAGAAGATCCATCTGAGGTTTGGTACGTCGGTCCTCTTGGTAGTCGCTACACAGGAAGTCGCCCTCTCATTGACCTTCGGGTTCAACCCCTGTTCAATCTCGGAGAGCTTGGAAGCTACTCGTACTGGAGCCTCGAGAGATACTGGAACCTCATGCGCGCACCTGAGCAACCAGAGCTGGGCTACATTTTCAACTATTGAAGCGTTATGCCGATGAGGGATACCATCTCGATAAGGGTACCGAGTGATTGAGTCATCATCCACATGAGGTCCCGGGCGCCGATAGGTTGGTCTGGCCTGTGAGTGATCAATCTCGTCTTGCTTGTTCTGATCCTTCAACAGGTCGTCAGCGTCGTCAACCTTGTACATCGAGCTATCCTCGACATCTGGCTTACGCTCACCCTCATCATCTGGCTTCGCGAAGGTAGCTGACCCTGGGATGTCAGAATCCAAACCGACGCCCTTCTGAGACGGACCTGTCCCAGGCAGCCCTGACTCTGCTATTGGAGACCACAAGGTTGTGCTATCCTTGTTCATTTCTTGTAGTTAGCGAAGTCACTTGCAGACCACTGAGTGTTCACCTTGTTTGCCGCGGTAAAGAAGACATCCGACAAGGCATTTTTCCCATCTTCCTCCAACTGACCTATAGCATTGCCAATCGATTGAAGAATGATGAAAAGTTGTCGTTTAGAAGCTTGGGGCTTCTTCTTCTTGAGTACCTTCAAGGTTTCAATTGCGGCATCAATCTCAAGCCGATACCGACTCAATGGATCTTCACCCTCGGCAGCTGACTTGAAGTTGTCCTTGTGCTCGTCGTTCATCTCCTTCCACTTCTTGGAGTCTTCTGGATTCATATTCTGAGTAGGGTCCGCAGGCTTACCCTCCTCGAACCGACTCCTACGAGCTTCTTCAGTAGCGTAGATGTTCCAGCGACGATTAACCCAGCCAGAGGCTGTCTTCAATGATTCGGCGTATAGGTCTAGCACGATTGGACTACTCCTCGTTGTTTGTACAATACCCCTGACAAGGCTACCTAGAAGCTTCTTAAGCTCTACCAACCGCTCGGAGTCACTCGAGTCCTTGTAGGACCCCAATACCTTCTGGGCAGCTGTGAGGTCTAGTAACAACTGACTGATGCCATCGTTTACTTTGGTAATGGCCCTAGATAGTTGTTCCTTAGACGAGGAGGTAATTGAGTTCATGGCGGACTTACCCTGTGGATCGATGACTTGACTTACTGATGCTTGTCCTTGACTACGTCCTTGTTCTTCTCCCACTGGTCAGCGATCTCGTTGAGTTGCTCCTCACTGAGGTTCGGGTTGGCACTCTTGAAACCCTTCATGACCTCTTCACGAGAATTGGCTTGAATTGGACCCATAGCCTCAAGGGCTTGCTGGGAGGTCTGAGAGAGGGCCATCAGGACTCGACGAACCCTCAGGCTAGCCACATGCGGGGGGATGCGAGCTGCTTGGATCTCATCAGCGATCCGACGAAGGGCGGTTGCGATATGATTGGTAGAAGCTGCTCTGAACATGGATGATGTCTTTCCTTGCTGATTACTGGATGCTGAGAAGTTGTAGACAGCCTCATCGGCTACCTCGGTTTGAAACCTTCGCCAGGCTGCCTCAGCCTTGGGCCCAACCAAGAACGTCTTGTTATTGGGGAAGTACAAAACCCGGTCACCCGCTTTGAAGGGGGTTCCATCCTGTGCCTTCCCAGGATACCGAGCCTCCAACCAATGAGGATCTCGTGGAACGTAACGTGCGATTACCTTGTAGGAGTGCTTGATCTTCTTCAAGGACTTGGCTGCGAGGCTTTGAATATCCTCAACCTGATCCTGCATTTGAGGCGGTATGGACTTGCGAAGTCGGGCGACCTCTAGAAGAATGTGTTCTAGATTTGCAGTTAGTTCGTTGATGTCACGAATCGCCAACTCAGTAGCCATCCTAGGCTGACCCTCAGGCAATGGTTGAATGAATGGTGACCTACGGTCAATCTGCCGTAGGCGAGTATTCCGAAGTACGTCTTCCAATTCTTCAACCTTTTCTGGTTTGAGCTGAGTCTTCAACTCCTCGTAATCCAAACGAGAAGCGGCCAATGCCGTAGCGGCCAATGCTTTATCCAGCTTGAACAAGGCATCCGGTATGCCGTAGATGGTATCACCCGCGATCTCATAGAAATGATCCCGACTGGGGGATGTAGATATCAGGCGCACTGCCTGACTTACGAACTTCTTGAGCTGCTCACAACGAAGACGGGCGTCAGTGAGCTCCTCCATTATGTAAATGAGGGCTCCCCCTTCTTTGTGCATAGTACCCGTCTGATTGGCATTGTCCATCGAACAGAAGAAGCTACAAGAGGACTAACGATCACCCTCTTGTAGCTTCACATTGGGACACTTGATGTGGATGTAACTCAGCTCTGGAAGGCCTCTGGGAATTCCTCCATGAGCAACTTCTTGAACTCATCACTCTCAGCAGCAAAGACTGCTCTGATGATGTCAGGGCGCTCCTCATAGTTCAACCGAATCATGGCCAAACGCTTCTTCCAATGAGCGGAGAAGTTGTAATCATCAGGGAAGTCACTGCAGAGAGCCTTGGCGACTATCTTACGGTAGTCCGCGGTCCCGTCACTCTCGATACGAGACTTAGGCTCCTCACCGGTAGGTAATGCCGATGCCATCTGGGGCTCAACCTGTGCCTGCTGCTTAAACCCAGTCTTAGGTCCATTGGTATTCCGGAACGTGATCCCTTCTTGCTCAATGACCGACTCTCGGGGCTTCTCAGTGGACCCTGAGGCGTCATAGATTTCTGTCCCACCACCAGAGGTAACTCCGACCGAGATACCCTCCACGGTTTTAGTCTGGGTTGGTGCAACCCTTCCGACAACTGGTGAGCCTGAGGCTGACATCACTCGAGCCTTGGGTTGTGGCTGGGCCTGTTGCTTCATCCCAGGCTGATTCATCGTTGCCAAGTTGGTTGTGACAGCTGGTGGAGGCACATATCCAGGCGTCCTACTCTGGATGTCATCCTTGCGGGCTTCTTTCTCCGCAACGTATACCGCGCGCTCTCCTTCGGTCATCCTGGAGAGTAGTTCTTCTTCAGAGATCCCCTCCCCAGGTTGAATCTTCACAAGTTCAGCATCTCGAATGGCTGTCCCCACATTATTGGGGGTAACCTGCAGCCCAGTCTTCGCCGCAGTCCTAAACGCCCGAGGAACCTCGACTCCAAACTCAGCCCCACCAACGAGTTCAGTACTACTCCCGCGCGCAACGAAGGCTCCTGATCGCCCCTGGGACTGTCTAACTTCTGCAGTCCGTTGATTGGCTTGCTGGGTCCTCTCAGAACGACTCATCACGATCCGCTCGTCTGACTCCACCGTAACGATAGCTGACTTCTTTGGAGGAGACAGCGGATTGGTACCTAGGTCGTTCGCTGGACGAACCCCAATGTTTGCCGAAGGAGCTGCCTGTTGAGGAGCTTCAGGGTCATACTCTTCAGCTGGGACAACCCAACCCATTCGGATAGCTCCTCGAAGGGTCGGTAATACGAACCGATTGCCATTCAACTCAACGTTAGTACCATCGAATAGGATCTCCATCCCTGCATAAACACTGTAGTTGGTACCACCTAGTGTGAATGACTTCGTTGAGATGTAGCGCCCCATCTTCCCCGGCATGAATCTGATCTGGGTCTGTTGTTCCATCTTGGTCTCCTATAGGGGGTGTTTACCCGACTACCTATAGGGGGCCTATAAGGAGCTTATCGATTGCCGGCGGATGGGGTGCAAAACTCACATGTCGACTTAGGCTTGTTCTTATGCCACCTCAAATGAGTGTAGTAGCGTCCCATCCTACTTCTATCTTCTGGGCTAACCTGGTCCAGATTCACGCTACTAACCCCATCATTGAGGGTGGTGGAGATCGCTCTGCCAGAGTATGGCAAAGGACCACCGAACTCCCATAAGAGTATCTCCTCAATTACTGGGTAGCCAAGTCCTACTCGACACTCATTGATGAAGAGTAGCAATTCAGGGGTCACCCTAAAGAACCCTCGACTGAGGGTTATACGAGCCTCGATGAACAACTCGTGTACATACTGTTCGGAGAGGTCTGTCCAGGCAAGGAGCGCGACCCTACGGAATGTACTTGCTCTGATGTTAGTGAGACGATTACGGATACAACTACTAGTTCCAACCTTGACTACTTCTGGCTCAACTAAGGCGAAGTAGGTGCCCTTACCAGATGGGGCAGGAAGGTCTACGGTGATTCCCATCGGTTAAGCCATTAGGTGTCGTGGGATAGCTGTAAGCTGTACCCACGACACCTACAGACGATTGTTACTTCTTGGCAGTCTTCTTGGCTTTCGGCGTAGCCGTCTTCTCTGTTGCCTGGACAACTCCAACTTCCACCTTGATGGCCTTCAGGAATCGGGCCTTCAGTTTCTTGGACGGTGGCTTGGCGGCAACAGTCATCTCTTTGCCGGTGGCAGGGTTGCGCGCCTTGCGCTCCGCCTTGGCGGGGACGTTGACGAGTGCGAATTTAACCACACCCGGGAGTACGAACTTCTTGTCCTTACGGAGACTCTTGGCCGCAACCGTAGTCAGAGCGACCAAGAACCCACGAACGTGGGACTTGGTGGTGCCTTCCATCTCGCCAGCAACAGCCGCAATCAGTTCAGTCTTAGTCATAACGCATATTCCTTCATCTGGGTTGTTTTTGCGGAAGGAACACTCTCCACTCCGTCTACTTCGTAACAACTACACCACCAACTAATGATTTAGCGGGGGCGGTATAGAAATAAATCTAGGGGGTCACAACTTCACCATCGACGGGTGACTCTGAGCTAGTCCATAAGGTAGATAGCTCTACTTGATCATCAGAGGCGACAGTCAACATCGCCTGCTGAGCAAAAGCAGCCTCCTCCTCACGAGCTTTTAGGAAGAGGGCTACCCTACCTTTGATCTCATCGTAGGCTACTCTCAAAGCTTCCTCTTCAGAGTATGCTGATCCTCTGAACTCCTGACTGAACACGTTCTCGAATACTTTTGGAGCTTCGGCTACGTCTTCAGCACCGGGTTCTTGATTTAGGATACTCAGGTCACCAGTGTACTTGTCCCCAGACAACTTGATGACCACTTCCCAAAGAGGGTTTGAGGGGAGTACCTCGACCGGGCTATTTTTGAACTCGAAGGTGACACTCGTAAGGGCGTTACGGTTGATCGCCTTCCCATAGAGGTGGAGGGCCTCTGAAATGGTGGAGAGGATGCTCATGCCAATTGGGTACACCGGAAGTCAGCGCCCCCAAGAACCAAAGAGGATGAAAAATCAACTCTTTGGCTACACGGCCAGTTACGGTCAGCGGTCTTTGTCGCGAGAGGGGCGCCCAACCACCCGCTCATGTTCAATACCGTGCTTCGTCAAGTGCCTGCTGACAGTAGATGCTCCTACCCCAGTCAGTTTGGCAATCCTTCGAATCGGAACTCCCTTAGACGCCATCTCTCGAAGAGTATCTTCAGGAGCCTTCTCTCGAACTTGGTAGTGTGGGCCTTGAAAGCCAAAGTGCAACTTGTAGTGCATGAACTCCGGCATGTGAGGCCTCACCAGAGAAATGAATAGGTGAGCCTGGTCCTCCCCCTCGAAGATGAACTCCCCCGTGTTGCCTTTCTTCAGATCCCATCGTGGATTGAGACTGAACTTACGAAAGATAGCCTGTGCAACATCACGGCTCTTTGACCCCATGCCGAAAGTAATACGAGGCCACCAACCAGAGGTTCCATCATCCATGAACCAGATCGCAAGAGCGAGAGCATCAACTAGATCAACCACCTGCGGTTGAAGCTGTTTAGGTCCAAGTTCCGGGTAAAACAACTCATGCCAGGGAAGCATGGTTTCGTGAGAGACGGTCTCACACCTAAAACCAGGGAACTCACCTCCAAGCGTCTTCCATAGAACTGGGCGCAGCCCTAACTGAACCCAAGAACCCCACTCCTTGCTCTTCCACTCCAAGTACTCTCTCTGATCCTCGCAATGATTCTCGGAGTACCTAGCTACATGGGTACTCTTTGAGATCCTACCGTCACCTAGCATTGAACCCACAAGAACAGATCGAAGCCGACCTTCAATAGGGGTTACCTCATGTCGCTCAGTTCGACCTAAGGTCTCAATCCCCCAACGATGTCTCCACCGACGGATATGCTTCAGAGGGCACCCTACCTGAGCAGCAATCTCGGAGTCCGTAAGCTTGGCCTCCAAGTACAAGGTTCGAAGTTCAGCTTCAGATATTGGACAAGGTACGAGCTTCATGCTAGACCGTACCATGTAGCTTTGAGGTGTCAACGACTCGGTTCAATATGGTGCATTAAAGAGGAAGGCCGGGAGTCCTCTCGGAAACCCGGCCTACACTCAATTCAGCCTAGTTAGGCTCAGACGCGAGTCACAACAAGGCGAGTCAACCCACGCGGGTTGAACGCACCTATACCTACATTTTCGAAGCAGCTGAACCCTATGGTTCTCGCCTTCGGGTCGTCGGCCGACAGAACCGTGAGTTCCGTACGAACCGGGAAGCGTCCGAAGTTCTCGGGCTCTGCCGCGATGTATACGAAGCCAGCGGGGACCAACCTGCTCGTGATGATCTGGGCGCCCCATAGGGTTGCCTGGAGACCAGTCTTGAGTAGGACGGCTTGGCTCTCGATGTCGAGGATGTCACGACCGAACTTGCGGATGTCCGCGTAGTCCGTCGCGTTCATGTAGATCCTCGCGACCCTGAGGTCGTGACGCTCTACCTCAGCAAAGGCATCCGCGAGGACGCTTGGGCTGATTGGAGCTACGACGTTGAGGTCGGGGTTCGTCTGACCTGGGAGAGTGTCGAAGCCCGAGACAGCAATGCTATCGAGGACTGCAAACACACGCTCATCTTCAGCGGCCTGGATCTGGGCTTTCGCCAAGTCCTGAGCGCGTTCGATGAGGTCGAACCGACGTTCCTTGATCTGAGTGAGGGGAATCTCGGGGTTCGAGGCAAGCTCGAACAGCGGGAAGATAACCCTTCTCGGCTTCTGAATGGCAAGAATATTCTCACCCTCTTCACCAACCACGTAGGCAGTGACGTCGGGGTCCTTGTCATAGATGGGGAGTGCCCCGTCTGGGAGTTGTTCGACTAAGAAGGTCTTGCGACCAACCGCCGTGTAGTCCCTGCGAAGACGCAAGGGCTGAATCATCGAAGCAGCTAGTTTGGCTCTGCCAGCAGCTGTTTTGATGTACTCTGAGATGATCTGTTGCTTAATGTCGTTGCTAACCACGGTAGTCTACCTTTCTTGTCTCACTCAGATTCTGAGGTCGACGATCAGCATGGGGGTGGTGGCATCGACAGCAGCCTTGAGAACGCCAATGACGGTGGCTGTTGCTAGCGCACCGGACTGACCTTCGTAGGCGTCTCCGACAACGTTAGTGATCAATCCATTTACAGAAGCGTAAAGGAGATCACCGGGTGCGTAAGCAGTCGTACTTGATCCTGCATTACCGATTGCTTCTCCAGCATGGGCTCCAAGCTGGATTTGGGTTTCATAGATCGTTAGACCTATGCAAGACCCTGAGCCGCAAACGTATGGGCCACGACCTGATGCTGGACCAGGAGTGTTCTCGTAGGCGTTTCCTGCAGCATCATTCAAGAAGATGCCGAGAGGACGAATGCCGGTGTGATACCCGGAGGGCACTGTTGCTCCTGGGGTGTCAACTACTGGTCCACCAATTACATTGTTGCCCGCGAGAGCACGTGTAAAGGCTACCGATCCGCCCAGAACACCAGTCTTGGTGATTCCTGAGAGTGTTGTGCTTTTTGAGCCCGTTGCGACTGGAGGGTTCGCTTGGGTGAAGGCATCTGCCGCGAGGACACCCACGCTATTGCGGGTGACGACGTGAAACAACTGCACTCGACCACTAGTTTCCCTGAAGTCGCCCGAGCTTTGACCGTTCATGGACATAGTGAAATGTTCCTGTTGGGTGAAAGTGGAGCTACTTCATATTCATCTACATCTAGGCAGTCACTGAAGACTGAGAGTTCTCTTAGGAGGGGGTCACTTGCGCAACCCCCTACCTACAAGGCCTCACTGATCTGTTCGCATACCGAATGCTTCACGAACGTCTGGAGCTGAATTCCAGAGGGTAGACAGGTCATCAGTTCTCGCTGAGGCTGTCTTGTTCGATCCGCCAATCTGACTTACGCCAGCGGTAGGCCGTGTTCCTACTGTCCTCATAGAGGCAGTTCGGACCACATGAGCTTGCTTCTGCTGCTGCCCTTGATCCTGGTCTTGCTGACCAGCGGCTTCTGCAGCGTTCTTGTACTCTTGGTTGTTTGCAAACAACTGACGAAGAGTGTCGTCTTCCTCTGGGGAGAGTTGGACCTCACCGACATCCATGCTGGGAGTGTCGAGTTGAATGTCCATGTTCGCCATGGGCTCAACTTGACCCTGCTCGGCAAGCATCTGATCAATCTCGTTGTTACCTTGTTGCTGAGACTGACCCTGTTGCTGAGACTGACCCTGTTGCTGAGACTGACCCATGCACTGCTGAGCTGCCGCAACCGGGTCTTGGCCATTCTGAATCGCCTGTTGCACTGCCTGTGCAACCTGCTGGGCCTGACTCTGTTGCTGCATCTGAGCCTGTTGCTGTTGCTGACCGGCTTGTTGCTGTTGCTGACCAGCTTGCTGTTGCTGCTGGCTCTGAGCCAACTGCTCTTGAAGCTGCTGAGCTTGCTGAACCAACTGCGCGATCTGCTGTTGCATCTCAGCTTGCTTCTGCTGAGCTTGCTTCTGCTGATCCTGACCCTGTTGCTGGTCCTGTTGGGCCTGCTTCTGCTGATCCTGATCCTGTTGCTGGTCCTGCTGAGCCGCCTTCTGCTGGCCCTGGTCCTGCTGACCCTGTTGCTGGTCCTGCTGAGCCGCCTTCTGCTGGCCCTGGTCCTTGTCGTCCTTGTCCTTGGCCTCTTCCTTCTTCTTGTTGACATTCTCGAGGAACTGAGGTGGGATCTTGCCAGCTTGCTTGTCTTGCTGCTGACCGGCTTGTTGCTGGTCCTGCTGAGCCGCCTGTACTTGCTGCTGCTGACCCTGCTGGTCCTGCTGCTGCGATGCTTGTACCTGCTGATCCTGCTGTTGCTGGTCTTCGTCCTGAGCAGCTAGGCGAGTATAAGTAGCCATCACCTCTGTATCTGGTAGATACATGAGAGAGAAGCTCTGATCCTCGATCTCAGCTGCTGAAGCTGATTTGGCTAGCATCTTGCGGGCAATGGCCACGCAAAGAGCTGCCTTCTTGGTAATGACTTCTTCCGAAGCCGTTCTTTCGGGATGGTTGAAAGTATCGGACCTCATCTCAGGCATGCCGATTTCGTTACGCTTCACCTGGCCACCAGAGTACTCGGCTTCCCAAGTTCCAGCAGCTGGATGAATGTCCTCAGCAAACTCCGAAGGTCCGCCGGTGACATAGGCATCGGCTGCCGGTTGCTGATTGACGTGGTCCTGATTCATCAGATAGGGGTCGGCGACTTTCAAACCAGCCCTCTTGGCGATGGTATGTACGTTCCAAGTTGAGCGCTCACGAGGCATGGAGGAGATCCTTTCCTTAGTTCGAGAAGCCGTATAAGAACTTCATCGAAATCCGAGAGAGAACAATTTACCTTTGGTGACCAATTGAACCTTCTCAGAGTTAGTGAGGGTTCGGCCCAGTACCTCACGACAAGCCGTAAGGTAACTATCTACATTTGGATATGAGGCCGTCCCGCCTAGAGCGATCACGGTCCTATAAATTCGAGCATCACCTGCCATTGAGGATTTCTTTTCAGACCTCTCAAGAAGGCGATTCATGACGAGTATTTCTCGTCCTGAAAATCTGTTAGCCTTGCCTACAGCTTCCCACCCACCCATGTCATGCAGGATCAACCCTGCTAGGACACTTCTAGCTTTGGATGAGTCTTTAACGTTGGCTAGTACCATCTTAGATCGCTCACGCCACTTGGCGTAACGTAGAGCTGACCTAATAAGAGATTCATTGGACCTATTCTCGTCCAACTTACTCTCCTCATCCTTGTTAGAGTCGGAGATGTCTTTCTTGACCTTGTTCGTGACCTCTCCAACTAGAGAGTCGTACAGATCATTGATGACTTTCTTAAAAGGACGAGTTGAATCCTCAGTATCTGGGGGGGACTTGGAAGAGCCCCCCATTTCAGATTGACCAGGAAAATCCTGCTCAGCAGAATTGATCCGAGCCCGAGGAGCATCCATAATCTGCTGCAGACGAGCTTTATGGGCTTCAGCAGCCCTAGCAGTACCAGAGAACGGAGGCGGTACATGGAGGGATCCTAGTGAGGGCCCATCATGCAAGTATGCTAGGTAGTCAGCAGGCTTCGCTACAGCTCCAACCCCAATGGGGGCGAGACGAGCAGCCTTCTGCATAATGTTAGGGTCAAAAACCTCTGTGGGTCGCGTATACGCTACTTGAATCTTGCGACGGGCCTCAGCCAACTCCGCTGTCTTCGGGTCGAGGATGGACCTCAGTACCGCTCCGGAGAAGGCTGGGTGTGCTACCCATGAGCCCTCTATAAACTTGACAGACCCTGGCTCCTTCGTGATATGTCCGCAGAGCTCAGCTATCTTGCGACGCTGACCCTTACCATCGAGGAACCAGTTACCCTTCTCATACTTGATGTGACGACAGAGTTGAGTTTCGTCTTCGGCTACGTTGCCACATTTAGTACAGATGGTGAAGCCCACATGGCAACCCATACTCAAGGTACTGAGTTGACCACTCGTGATAGCTTCAATGAGAGACTTGTGCTTGCGGTCGGTAGCTATAAGGATGTCGACGTAGACCGACTCCCCTATGTCCCGAGCAGCTGCATCAATGATCTTGCCCTTGGACAGCTCTGGGATCTGGATGTGCTCAACGTAGTTCTCGCCACCTATGAAGGTACGGAAGGACGCGAGGAGGAGATTGCGCTCCCAACAATCCTGGTTGTTGTTGACATACTTCGTGGTACCTGCAGACACATAGAAGTCCGGGAACTGTCTATCGATCTGGAGACCATCGAACATCTGGATGCCCGTGGGCATCCCAGGCTTCTCAGTATCCACCGAGGCAATGATCGTACAGTGGCTGAGGAGATACTGGGCTGGGTCATACTGCTGGAGTACAACCTGAGATGCCCTTCGTACCTCGAAGGTGGGGGCGGGTAGCAAAGCTTTTGAACGAACATCGTCCCACCCAGCTTGAGTGATGACAGGGTTCGTGAATGTAGCTTTGGCGTACTTGGAGAAACCCATTAGGTGGCCCCTACTCCAAACCATTGATGAGGTTCACCAGTGGGACCCAGCACTGAGACTGGGTCAATGATGGTTAAGCACTTGGGACAAGCAAAGACCTTATGGCGTGCGCCCTCTTGCATCCTATAGGTAGAGCGCCTCATCCTGTTCGAGCATTTGGGACAAGCGGGACGACCCGCTTTGACATCCTGGTTGGTAGCTCGATACTGCCTATTCTGGGCTACCCAGTAAGCAGCAGTCTTTTGAAGGTGATCTTGGATCCGAAGCTCACCAGCATTGTGCGCAAACAGATAGAACTTAGCTACCTCAGCTCTGAGGGCCTCGTCATTCACGTTTGGGTAAAGAGCGCGATAGAGGTCGTCATAGGCGATGACCTCACTCGCGCCCTTATGCCAATGCCTTGCCAGCTCTACATAAACCGAGGGCTGGAACTGCTTACTCCAGAGGGAATTTGAGGAAGCTTCCTTCCGAGCCCTCTCGATTTCTACAGTCATGTAGCTCTGATCAAACTGTGGTGGCAAGTACTTGATGAACTTTGGGTTCACCCGCACCACATCATCCGGAAACACACGCTCGTTACCGAATGGCCATTGAACATCAAGTACGCCAAGACCTTTGTGGACGGCAGTTACCGTACCCACGTAGGGTGAGAGATCCCCATCGATGACGTCGATCTTTTGGACCACGTCACCCTGAGTGAACTCCTGTGTTAGCTTCCAATAATCAATAGCCATTGTGGCCCTGCTTGTGTGAATTTACGGAGCGAGGGGGCGACCTGAGGTTGACTTGCCAGTTTCAACTGCCTGAGATTGGTCATCCTTGAACAAGCTCATGTACTCGTTCTCATCGGCATCGGTCTGAATGGGAGCCATCGGAGCATCGAAGGTATTCATGTACCCTTCGTCCGTATCCTTCTGCAGGACCTTGGCTTCTCGGAGAACGTGAACCTGGCGTTTGAACATGTGTTCCTCGCCATAGGCTAGCTTCTCGACCTCGTCCGCTACCTTGTCAATTTCATTGACAACAGCGCGAGCAGCTTCGAAGTTCATGCCCCACTTCTCGTGGTTGTCTTGAACAACCTGGGCAATGCGGTCTAGCCGGCTAAGAACTTTGCTGGCTTCTTCCTGAGCAAACTTGGCAGTCATGTTATTTCCCTCTGGGGTTGTTGAGGACTCACGTACCGTTAGTAGGGGTTTGGTTTGAGATTCCCCTGCCAACTTAGCTAAAAGCAGATTGTAGAGGTTTGCATCCACTACAGCACTGTACCGACCATCTCCGGCGGACCTGATAGCGAGGTCCAGGGCTGCTCTGAATCGAGCATCTGGAACCATACCGTCAATCGCCTTCGACAAAACTGATTGAGTCAGCCACTCTCTCGCTGACGAGAGAAGTAGATCGTAGTCTTTAGAGGTCAGATCTCGAACTGCACCTTGTTCCCACCCCACATAGGGTGCGAATCCTTCGTGACCTGCTGGATATGGATCAATACCGTTATACATCGAGGTCCTTGAAGGTTGTGAGTCAGAGTCGTTTGCCAGCATGGGTGCATCCACCTGTGCTTTGACTAAGGGATAAGAAGAATAGGGGGTGGTTTCCTGAGCCCTAACAGCTAGCTGAACCAACCTCCGAATGTCCTTCACAGATCCGCCAATTTCCCTTCGATTCTCAGAGAGGTCCTTGTCCTTCTTACTCAAATCAGGATCCTGCTCCGCCTCAACCTCTTCACGACGTCGGTCATGACGAGGGGGCTTGACCTTAGGCATCGGGTGGACGAGACGCTCTGCCTCTTCCTCCTCGCGATCATTAAGGTTCTTGGTACTAGTTACTTCCATAGCCTGTGAAGTCAGACTTCCTATCTAGCCTGGACCCAAAAGGACTATTGGATTATCCGAACCTGGACTCTGATTCAGGAGGAGGAGCTTCGTTCTTCTTCAACTTGAGGTACTCAGCAATCTTCTGAGCAACGTCAGTCTCCTCTACCAACTTCCTGCCAACCTCACCGTAGATACCTCGTAGTACCTCGTTGAATGTAGCGTCATTGATAGTGAACATGTCACGTTCAAGCTTCTCCTTGGTGTCCAACGGATCAATGTTGAACATCTCAAGAATAACGTCGATGCTGAGACTGCCCTTTTGATAGAGGTTGAACAAGGCGTCGAAAGTGTCTTGCGAGTCTCGTAGGGCCAACCGAGTGAAGCTGAGGCGCGGGTAGAGGACAACTTCGTTCCCCCACTCATCCTCCTCAATGAAACCCTTCCTACGAGCCACTGGTTTGAACAAGTACTTCTCAACGTATTCCTGAATCATTTCACGGAATAACAGATACCTAGTGTTGAGAACCTCTAGTTTAACACGATCACCAGAGAATGTAGATTCACCGTTGAGTAGGGACTCAGTCACCCCAAGGCCAGCGAACAGCTGCTTGTCCGTGATCTCGTATTCCGTCGAGAGGTCCAACAGACGGTCCCGGGCTCCGATGTCTTCCCAATGAACCTCGTAGTTCGTAATGATGCTGTAGTCAGGATCGACCAAGGCAAGATCGACCTGCTCACGCAAGTCTTCCACATCCAACTCGGATAACCCCTCACCCCAGATGAGGCGCTTGGGGGTCATCGCGCGGGTGGCGATGAGGGTCTGAGCTTGGCGAAGCTTCTCTCTATAGTAGAGGGTCCGGAGACATCGATCTAGAATGCTGGCTCCTAGGTCTTCCCCTGCACCCCTTCGACCTGCCAAGTGGTAGCAGAATGAACCTTCGTCGGGGTCCGTACCCAAGGGGATCAGTTTTCCAGACTCAATGTACTCTCGAACCTCAGCCGGGATCTCCTCGACCATCTCTTGGGCACGCTCATCACCTGCCTTAGCCTGAGTGAAGAGAACCTTGTCTCGGTCACTAGGGATCAGTTCGATTCTTGTCTTGTCGGTGAAAGAGAAGGTCGTGAGCTTGACCTGGTCGATGGGGAGTATGACCAGCTTGGTCCACCCCTTATAGTGCTTCTGGTAGTAAGCCAGGTCACGCTCCTCATGATCATCATAGGGCTCGACTGACTCTTCTTCAGTCTCCGTACCAGTACCATCCTCATTAAGGATAGCTTGCGGGCGGCGCTCAACTCGATTCCCAACATCGACTGGAATGTCAACAGATCCATCCTCGGCGAACAGGAACACGTTTCCATCCAGCCAATAGTGATGGACAGCTGTGATCAACCTCTTGAAGAGATCAACCTTGTCACACATACGCTCGAAGAAATCTAGGATGTACTTTCCGTAATTGTCAGCACTCTTGAAGCCCTCGGGGCAATGCAGGGGCCTGGGAGTAGCCAGCCTGACCTTAGAGAGTGGAAGTTCGGTATGGATGTCGATAGCTTGACCAACAAGAGGGTCAGCATTGTAGAAGTGGCGATATATCTCCCTCTTCTCACGAAGAGACTGAGGTAACTCGAGAAAGTCTGTTGATAACTGAGGTGAGAAGAACGAACTGTTGCCTGAAAGAGAGGTATTAGTACCAGCGCCAGTTGGTACAGGGCCCCCATAGTTCCCCGCACCACTCATATTAGAGGTACGGATCCGCCGCGCGAGTCGCTCTTTCTCGGTCAAGTTGGTAAACTTACCCTTCGCAGCATAAGGAGCATACTGTCTGCTCGTAGAGGTCCACGGAGTGGAGAACCCACTCGTAGGGACGTTAGTAAATCTAGCCGCCATTAGGGTGACTCCTCGCCATACAAATCATCGATGTCTGAAGCTGTTGTCTCCGATAGGCCCTGACTAACTAGGTCGACTTCTTCAGTGGTCATTGGAGGTATCCCATAAAGGGCTTCCAACGGGTCCCTAGGCGCCGATGCCTTCTTCTGCTTGTCAGCCTCAATCTTAGACAAACGTTGAGCCTCGACTTGCTTCTGTCGGTTCCGGTCTTCTGTATCGCGAGCAACTACTGTAAGAATTCTATTTTCAAGGCCTGCAGTTCGACGAGCAGCTTGAAAGACCATCCCTGAGAAGCGTTTTCCAGAGTTGGCAATTGAGATGTATGAATAGGACGCCTCATCAGCCACGTGCCGAGCCTTGGAGTACAAAGTTGCGTAGATCTCGTTCAACTTTCCAGAGTGATCCACTATCAAGTCACGAACTCGAACTGCTTCTTCACATAGCTCGTTAATATTCATCTGATCCAGGGACTTCCTGAACCGATAGACCTCTTGCGGCTTGGGTTTTAGTTCGTTGTCAGCCATCACATTGACGTTTGGATACCAAGGAAGTTGTTGTTCACTGATTTAGGAACTTGGGCGACGAACCCGGTGAAGAATGCTGGTGCCAATAGGTCACCGGAGATGGTGAGTTCATCCTCCTTGGTCCACAAACCTCTTTTTGATAAGTAAAGTATATCGTTGGCCTGGTAGACCAGAGGAACGTAGGGTCCGCCTAGTAATCTAGAGGAATATGTATAGCGTTCGTAGCTAGTGGTAGCCATCAGGCACCCACCAGACAACATAATGGCATACTGATAGACCAACTGTTGCTGAGTCATTGCAGTAAATTGATCTGCCGACTCATCAGAACCCCAAATCAGGAAACCACCGTATAGACCACTTGAGAATGTCACCATTCTCTCATCAGTAGTGGAGTCCACCCATTGAACTCCTTGCCCTCCAGACCACCCAAGACTGAGCATGTCCGGAGATACAATAACAGGTTGAGTGTCCCCCTTGAAGAACACAACGCAATCTCTAGAGCGGATGATCTCGGGCATGGGGTCTCAAATTGAAGTCTGGATTACGATGTAGTTACTGTTCTCAGGAGCTGGGGCTTGAACCACGTTTCCTATGAAGTAGGTGTTGGGGCGGCGCGGGTCGAGCGGAGCCTGACTCCACTCATCCTCATTGGTCCAGTACCCTCGACGTGAGAACAATACCCTTTGCCCTACCGTGTAGATGATAGGTACCAGAGGCCCGCTCTGACGCGAGGCGTAGGTATACTGCTCGAAGGCGATGGTTGCTATGACCCAACCACCGGCGCAGAACGTCCCGTACCCGTAAAGGGGTTGAGCCCCTGTCATCGAAGTGAACTGATCTGAGGACTCGTTGGATCCCCAGAGCATGAAGCCACCGTAGATACCATCAGAGAAGGTTACAATGAACTCGTCTTGGTCTGAATCAACCCACTTGACTCCCTGCCCACCAACCCAGCCCTGAGTAGCCATGTTCTGAGACACGGAGACAGTATAGGAATCGCCCTTGAACAAGACGTAGCAATCACGAGTCCTTGGGAATTCTTGGATGAAGGTCAAATTGACACCTGAATCCCCATGTAGTAATTAGTCAGAGCTGTAGGGGCTTGAGTTACGAACCCAATAAAATAAGTGTTGGGGCGGCGCGGGTCGAGCGAGAGGGTCCACTCGTCTTCCTTGGTCCAGTAACCCCTCAAGGAGAACAGAAGACGATCGCTAGCATGGTATACGATAGGTACTAAAGGCCCACTCTGACGCGAGGCGTAAGTATACTGCTCGAAGGAGGTGGTTAGAATATGCCAGCCGCCAGCCCCTACAGTCCCAAACCTGTAGTAGGGCTGATTCTCAGTCATAGCTGTAAATTGATCTGAGGACTCATTTGAACCCCAGAGCATGAAACCAGCATAATAACCATTAGACTGAGTTACTACGAACTCATCGAGGGTCGACGCTACCCACTGCACAGCCTGACCGCCCTTCCACCCTTGGGTAGCTAGGACGCTATCAACCGTCACAGGATAGGCATCACCCTTAACAAGGATGATACAATCCCGGTCCCGAATGGGCTCGTTGCTGACGAGCTGCTCAGGCATTAGATGGTCTCCTGCTTCTTCTTGCGATTAGGTAACTGAGCCCAAGCGGACACGATGTCCTCAAGCAGCTTGTTGTTTTTCATATCGCCATTCATGAAGCCTTCCCAAGAACCACCCTTCTGCCTAAACACCAAACGGATCGACTCAAAATCAATATCCTCAGTAATGAAGTCCTCGCCTAAGAGGTGATCCACTAGTTGACGAATGATTCGGTGAGAGAAGATCAGAGGTGGGTTAGTTTCTGGGTCAAGACCTGCAGCCTTCTCGTTGAACTTCTCTATTACCGTACCATCCTTCATGTATGCGTCTTCGAGAGCGGGAACCAAGTACTGACTACGCAAGGTCGAAGCCTCATGCCCTACAGCCTCAGCAGCCCCTTCAAGGGCCTTCTTGAACTCCTTTTTGAGGATCTCGTCCTTCCTCTTCCTATCACTGGGGAGTTTTGGACCTTTGGATCTAAGAGCCCGTAGTCTCTCTTGCATTTCACGATTAGCGTGAAGACCTCGAATGTCTTTCGCTGTGATATTGAAGGAACTCAAGTACTCGTTGACTTCCTTTGATCCAACACCTTCAAAGAGCCCTCCAGTATCCTTCTCGACGGAGTCGTAGGCTGCCTTGAGCGCGGGCAAGATCTTGGAGTCATCAACAACCTTCTCGTGCTTCACACCAGACTTACCAGTGTACTTGATGACGGCCTTCCCCTTACCCAAGGATACATGTTGTTTCTGCCATCCAGTAACTCCGAAGTGCCCACGCTCTTCAGCGGAGTCGTCGTTACCAACCCTCTCGTAGGTGTGGTCGATCAGAGCCACTACAAGTGCGGTCAACTTGGTTTTGGTATCCTTGGACTTTAGGTCCTTCTCAACCTTACTGCGCAGCTTCCCCAGAGAGGACTTGAACTTCTCGATTCGATCAGCCTTCTCATTATTCCTCCGTGATACCTGCTGAGGGCTGTAGATGTAGACCGTGTTCCCACTGTCTAGCTTCTTCTTTTCCTGATAGCGAGCTGCAACACGGAGCGAAGTCTCATCGAGAATGGGATGCCTCACGGTACCCTCCTAGCCATAGATCTGGTGATCATTCGATCCATGATAACGCCATGCTTTCGCATGCGCGCCATCCTGTAGTTCTGAGGTGTGGTCTCCCGTTGAAGGGGACGTCGGTCATTATCAAGACTATGCTTGGATACTAGCTTAATGTTAGTGATCCTAGATAGAGACAACCATGCCGCTCGAACGAAGGCATCGGACACGTCATCATGGAGCCCTTTGACTTTTGGGGCCTCAACAAGGATCTGATTCTTTGCTCGTTGAGTTGCTTGGAGCCCAAGAACCTCATTGATGAAAGGTGAGTGCTTACCACCTTCAGTCGACGTAGGGAGCGGGTAGTCGTAAAGGTCCAACTTATGATCAAACATCAAAAGTTTGACCGCCTGAAACATACGACTCTTCTCATCTTGAGTGAAGAACTCACTGCGGAACTGCTTCAAACCCCTCTTGTGGAGGGACTGCTCCAGTGGCAACCCATTCCAACGGTCAAACAAGCCATCCGTAATGTAGAACTTCTTGCAAAGGGCGAATATCCAATCCGCGATTGAGTCAAAGTCCAACCGATCCACAGTTTCGAGGATCTTGGCGTAATCAATCAGAGGTGAGGTAAGGTGTGGATTGCTTTCATTCCAGGGTATTCCAGCATACCAAACCTCATGGTAGTCTTGAACTACCCTATCACCATCGGCATGAGTGATGAAGACTGCTGTACCGTCACCGATGAGTCCAACGTCGATCCCCATCTGATGAGGGCTCCGAGGACGACCAGAGAAGATAGGCTTGCGCTCGGGCTTGATACACGCCAACAAGTCTTCCTCGCGCTCAACCCAACCACGAACACGGTCTGAGAATTGAGCTCCATACTCTGTCATGAAAACAGCAGGGTCCTCATGAAACTTCTCTCGAAGAAAGGTTGGATCACAATCTCGAAAGACTTCCCAAGTTGGGGCCTGAATCGCCAACAGGTTCTCTGACCCCTCAGCCTTGGACATAGCGAAGTGGAAGAGTTCGTAGAACTTACCGGCTCGGTTCAAAGGAGACGAGATCGATATGATTCGACTCTCTACCGGACCTATGGGCTCGTTAGTCTCTGGGTTCTTGTGTGAGAACGCCAAGGCTGACGGGGTGATAGCGTCGTAGATGTCCTTGGCAGAGCTAACGCCCTTGTCTTGAAAGTGAGCCAGCTCATCGAGGATGATGACGATGTTACCCGAGCCACGGAGGCCCTTGGACACAGACGCCTTGAAGGTGACTCTGAGACTGGCCTTACCATTAAAGGAGGTGAACTTTCCGTTTTCGTGCCTGACAGTAGGACCGAACCTCTCGATATCATACGGGGTTCTAAACTGGACGTAGCTGAGGGTGTTGTTGGCAATGTAAGGCTGAAAGAACTCACACTTTGACATGTGCGAGGTCACATCACTGAATAGGAGTCCCGCCTGATCCTTGTCAGTAGCAACCGATATGATCTGGATCCTGTTTCCGTTTGGGAGCCCGTAGTACTCCTGAGGGTTACCTAGGGAGATCAACCGATACAACTCATAGCTGGCAAAAACAGCTGAGAGGGTTGTCTTGCCCGACCGGCGCCCGATGGCTAGGATCAACTGCCTTCGAATGTGATCCTGCTCACCAATGTTGCAGCGACCCTCACTGAACAGGTACTTGAGGTACTCTAGCTCTGTGAAGCGGTAGAGTACCTTCGTCTTGAACATGTCGTAGATGACAATAGTCTTTTCTTTGTCATCCAACGGGATGTGGTAGTACATCTTGACGATGAACCGCTGTACCGGATACAGCTTCATCCCGAGGCCCCAAGAGGACTCAGCATACTGCAAGACGTTGAAGATCTTTACATTACGACCATCGTGAGCAGTCTCGCTAAGGGCACCATTCATGGATGCCTCTTGCTGAGCATTCTCTAGTATGCTCTTACCTTGATGCCCAGCACTCCGAATCAGGTGAGCAATACCTAGAGACTTGGTCTCCTTATCCTTGCTAGCCACGATTACCTCAAGTTATTCTGAGCTTCGTCTTCCCAGTTATTCATCTCTGTAGCGAACCGATTGAAAAACATGTCGAATAGCTCTGGTGATAGGAGTTCCAGGGCTACCTCACGCATCTTTTCAACCCAGATAGAGAAGATCTTCTGCATCTTCTCGCTATGGAGGTTAATGGAATCTTGATCGACCTGACGTAGCTTGAGTTCAATCTTGGCGATCTCTTCCAGAGCCTTGACTCTCTTGATAGAGATTGCAGAGGTGTCCTTACCGTACTTCTCCGATTCAATTCGTTGGAAGTGAAGAGTTGCCGCCTCACGTGCTACGTCAAGCTTGATTCGATGTAGCAGAGCCAAGGTGTCGCTAGGATTACCTTCGATAAGGCTAACGAGGGGATCAGTATCAATGAACTTCTGCCTCTCGGCAGCCATCAAGGCGTGATACTCCAAGTCTGATCGACCTGGACGCCTCTCAATCTTACGAGGCCTCCCAGGACCTCTCTTGACGATACCGGTCTCACCTTCAAATGGACCTATATCATGCAAAGGAAGGATTGAAGTAGCAGCCTCTAAAATCTCCTCATGCGAAGGATCCTCTACATTTGGATTGAGTTCTTCATCTGGCATAAAAGTACCCTAGTCATCTAACAGGGTCTGCTCCGCCGCCACCGTCAGTCCTAATGAGGTACTGGGATAGGTTGCGAACAACATTGTAGCCCTTGTCTTTTTTGATCTGAGTTCTGAGGACCTTCGAGAGGTCTCTACCTGTTTCAGCCAGATTGAGGACGCTCATCTGGTTAGGGGTCCCTGCAAATGCATCCTCTGGGCGGATGTCACGACGATTGGGCGAGACAGTCTCATCGATGCCCTCCTCCATGAGTTGACCATGGTCTCTGACAATACCGCGGTCTATTCCCCGTGGTTTATTAACAGGACTAACCATTTCATGGACGTTCTTGCGCTGTCCAGGTTGCTGTTCAGCTTGCATGAAACGAGCAGCAACCCTCAGGGCCAAGGTATCAAAGGAGATCCGGTCTTGAGGGGTCATAGGTCGATAGTTGCTCCACCTAGCTCGACTGAAATCGTTGCAGACTTCGTCGGAACTGGGTTTATGTCAATCTCCAACCCAGACTTCATCTGAACCAGGTCAGCAACTGAAGATGGGTTGTGGATCATGAGGCTCCCCAGATCAATCTCGGTAGCTGAACCAGAAGCTAGGATCTCCCTCTGCTGAGCTGCCTTGTCGGCATATGGTGGATCAATCACAAGGTGCTTGGCATACTTCGAACAGAACCCAGGGTGAGCTTGCTGAACGCAAGTGGTGCACTTCGACCCGAGCTTCACGTAGGGTACCTGACGGGCGCGATGAAGCCGCGACCCTTCAGCACAACCCTTGGCGTAATCATTGTAGATAGTTGGATCGATGTAGTAGATGCCTTGGAGCCCTTGCTCACCCATGGCCACCTTGAGCTCATTCGACGACGCCAAGATGTCTCGTGAGTCGAATCGAGTCCTTAAAGCATTGAATAACTGGTGTCCGTAAAGGCCTTCATTCAAGAACTTGGAGGCAGTCTTGACCACTTCACGCTTGGTTAAGCCTGATGTGGTGTACTCATTGATGTTCCCACGGAATGCTTGTTCCACGTAGGCACGCATCGGAATGTGAGCTTGGGGATTCGAGACAGATGCTGTTCGGTAGATTGCCTTAAGGGAGTCAACTGGTGTCGCACCCCACTGATGAGACTCTGAACCTGTCCCGAGGCGCCCTGCCTGCTTGTTATCCCATAGAGCCTGCTTGACAGTATCCTCCGTATAGAGGTCTTCAGCCTTAGCTACAAGAGGCTTCCCGTAGACCAAACACCGGCTCAACTTGCTATAGATGCAAGTTGCACACTTTTGACTAGAGACAATGCCCTTGATCTGATGGTTGTGCTTCGCAATGAAGTCGGCACCTTCGTGGCAACTATCGAAGGATTCCTGAGTTGAGTACACGGTACCATACAACCCAGCTTCCTTGTAGATTGGCTCCCAAGCGCTACGAGTGGCGCGTAGGTCATCCAAGGAGAACGAGAGCTTCAGAGCTTGAAGCAACTCCGCCTCACTACGACCCTTGAGCATCTCACGCCTCAAGAATGCACAAATGTCGAATGACTTCTTCGAAGAAGCATTCTTTGAGCTGGAGGCAACCTTGCCCTCAACTGGAGGAGCCCAAGCGAGTTGCTCTGCAAGGTTCTGTTGAGCCTGTGTTGCAAGGACTGGAAGATGGACCTTCGGTGGCTCGACTGTAGCCTTGAGTTGGTGAACCGGATTCGCGATGGGCTTTGGAGTCGCAACAGTCCCTGTTACCCGGACATCACCAGCGAGGTACGCTGACTTGATCCTCTCGCGAGGATCCTGAATCGAAGCCTGCACTGCTTGCTTACCACAAGCACACTGACTTCGCTCTACTGCACCAGCCAACTCAGAGGAGTACGGTACCTCAAGGACTAACTCCTTATGAAATACTGAGCAAGTTGACTTGGCGTTATGGATGCAATCGAGGCATTGATCCTTGGCTTGAATGAACTTGGCTGTCCCAGCATTCCTCTTGACGAACTCAACCTCACTACGACTAGCTTTTCTTGAGCAACTAGGGAAGTCCTTGGCGTCAATATAGTATCGCCCAAGGAGCCCACGCTCCTGAAGAGTAGTAGCCAATACGGTTTTTGCAGCCTGAAGAGTCCAAGGATCGAACCTAGTCTTCAGGGTGCTACTAATCTTGGCCGGATCAGTAGATTGCATGATTGCCAACCGAGCAACCTTTTCGACCTGAGCCAAGGTCTCCATGGAGGCCAACTTGCCATGAGCCTCACTCAAGTCGCCCATGGTTCGATGAACGTCTTTGTTAGGGACCAAGTAAGTGGACGGAGCCTGACCTGTGTGACTCCAAGCAGCCTCCAAGTCCGGAGCGAAGTCCAGGTTTTGCTTCGGAAGGTCCGAGAGCTCCCGATAGTCTTTATCATTAACGTCAAGCCAATCAAGATTGTTGACTGCGCCTTCCTTGAGAAAACCAGAGATGTCACCCAAATCAGCCATTTCAATATCCTTCAGTGGTAGTCTTCTCGGTACAGGTCTTGTTGGTCGTTACGGTAGTCGTGAGCATCCGACTTCCATTTGATGTAGGGGACATCTTGTTGTTCTGTATTCTCACCCACGTTAGGGGTGGTGTCCCTGTAGTGATCGTAGTTGACTCCACCATCACCTGGCATCTGAGACTCGGCGAACATGTGCTCTAGATTATGCGATGGTCGAGGAGTTAGAGGAGCTTCTGGAGAGTGGATGTTCATCTCCGGTAGCCCTGAGGTACCGTGATGTTGAACGTTGAATTGATTACCCTTATCGCCCTCAAAGTAGTCACTTCGAGCGACGGGATCTGGGCCATCAAAAGGGAGTTCTGACTCAGCTATCGCGGCCCATACATTATTCGGGGACAACTTGTCATCAAAGGGGGTTGCACCTCCCTCAGGGTCATGCGTGAGCCCGCCTGGGTCATTGGGTAACCCACTCTGAGGACCGTAGACTCCGCGCCCATCCGGACTAGTTGTACCGTAGCCCTCGGACCCTTGACCCTTTGCTCCGTACCCTAGACCAAAGTCATTAGCCTCACCATGGGTATCATCATCAGAGGGTAGGTTTGATTTACCCCAGATAATAACTGCACCAGCAGATCGACTAGTGTCATTCTCCCAAGGAGTAGTGTAAATATACTCGTCTCCCACACCCTCAGACTTTCCCCACTCGTCATTTACAGTAGGTTCGTCCTTGTTATAGGATCCCTCTGATCCTGTCTGCTCACCTCGTTCGAGGTGATCGACACGAGGACCTGGAAGAGTGTTGACTGGTAGCGAGGAGTTGGCTACTCTCTGGATGAAGGGGGCCTTCCAATCCCTTGCCTGCTTGACCTTGAAGACATCACCAGCAGGGGTAGGTTCGCTCGTCTCCTGAGCACCACCACCTGGGACCCTAGAAGCACCGGACTCCTTGTTCTCCTCATCCTTGATGCGGTCAGTTAGCTTCTTAGTCTTCGGAGCCTTTTCGGCCTCATCAACTTCTTTACCCCCATACTGCTCGGGGTCTTGAAGTACATCATCAGACTCTTCAATTAAACCTTCAATTTCATTAGCCTCGGTCTCATCGAGTATGGTGACATCGGGTTGCCAATGAGGGGCGTGTACCTCATCATGCAAGGTATCCGTGATTGAAGACAGTAGTTCACAGGCTTGCTGCAGCTGGGATCTGACTTCTTTGACCTTTAGAACATACCCTTTGCCTCCAAGCATGCCATCAGGGGAGATACTCGCGGACTTGATGCGTGCAAACTCTCGATAAGCTGTTAGGGAGTGTCCAAGAGCAACCGAAGCTGCGAACAGAGTTCGAGCTAGAGGCTTCAGGGCATTAGGATCAAACTGATGCCCTTGAGGAATTGCACGCTTACCAACGCCAATGCCACTGTCACCCTCCAAACCATCTGGTTTTTGAGCTGGTGGTGGTAAGGGCAAGCCCTCTTCCCTAGCAATTAGTACCCTGACCTTTTCACGGTTGTCCAAGGTTCCTCCGATTAGGCCTTAAGAGGCGCACCGTTGTCGTCAAAGGTCCTCTCGACGAACATGCCGCCGTCGCCCTGCCTACGAATCGTCCACAGGTCCCGTGTGGACTTGTGGACCAATTCATCAGCAGATAGACGAACAAATGAGCTAAGATCTTTGATTGAAGCTACCTTCTGTCGAAGGGGAGTCACCATATTGGCGTTCCTCGCCAAGAAGGCATCCAGCCCCGTGGAGGGTTGTACCTCAAACCTGCTCAAGTCAAAATCTTGGTCTGCCATTCTACCCTCACGTAATTACAAGACGAATCTCAACGTCTATGTAGTTGTTGGAGCTATAACCAATAATGCGCAGCTTTTCTGAGTAAGTCCCCTGCAACATCCCAGTAGGTGGTTGGACTGTAACCGTGATCAACTCACCTTCGGTGGCCTGAAGTGTCCCCTCAGAGGGTAGCCAACTCCGCAACCAGTTCCCGCATAGGCCGGTGATAGCCCGAATGTCATATTCAAGAACTGAGCCTGGGGGTCCCATGTTCCCAATACTGAAAGTCTGCTGCGGGACCAGCGGATACTGACCGTTGAGGGGACGAACTACATTGAAGATGACTACGGTGTCGCTCGAGGTTATCAGCGCTCTAGGGCGAACGTTGATTAGCACAGGGACCGTCTGCGGGTTGTTGGTAGCCGTTGGGTCTTGAACTATGATTGACTCTGGGTACGGACTATTGGCGGCCAATAACCCAGTTGAATCTACTTCAACCGTGAAGCTACCACTCTCGTTGATAGCCAACCCACCAACCATGGAGGGGCTCACTCGAACGAATGGTGCTGATACTGTAAGGCTAGCACCTAGGATTGAACCGAACACTCCTTGGTTGGTAATGAGAGCCGACTGAGGATCAGAGTAGCCTCGACCTTCGTCAACCTCGAACACGAGCGACGCGGGGGGTCCGATGAGGATGCTCGGAGCGAAGTTGGACTTCAACTCAACGATGCTATCTGCCATCGCTTGGATGACCTCACCTAGGATTGGGATTGAATCCCTTAGCAACCCATAGGGAGACTTGATGTCCCTAACCTGATAGGCGGGGACTGACTGAGATACATCAACTCGAGTTGTCCAATACCACTTACCGGCTGGTACCGCATACTCGAACTGGTAGTCTTGGAATCGGAGGTTCTGTACAGGTGGCAAGGCAGTCCTCTAAACTGCCAAGCGTACAAGTAAATGCTCAATCGAGTCACAACCCGGACAACTCGTCGCCGCCACGATTTTCCCATTGAGGGAGTTTCACTGCTCTAAGTATGTTGAAGTTCTTACTAGCAATGGATGAGAACACCTTGAATAGAGGCTCAAATGTTGTGTCCTCAGTGGCCTTTCGCTCAAGTAGCTTCACCGCCCCAAAGAAACGATGTCTCACTCGACCCTGAGTAAGCTCTAGCTGCATTGCTACTTCACTCTGGCAAGTGGTCTTCCACATGCCAACCAATATATCAACATCAATTGGCTTGAGAGGTACAAATGGTAGGTTATACCGCATCTCGCTCTCGGTGATCTGAGGTATTGATAGCAAGAACTTGATCCTTTGAAGGCCCCGATCCAATCGATAGCTGATTGCCGCCTGAGTTACATCGAAGATCTCGGCTATGTCTGCCTGACGTTTCTTCTGTATGTAGTACAACTCAATCAGGTCAGCTTCCCTGTCTGGTATCCTGTCGAGGAGAGGTTTGACCTGCGTTTCGAAGTGCAACGAGGATAGGATAGAGACAACCTGCTCCTCATCCACTTCCTCAATTGGTTCGTCGAATAGCGGCTCTGGCGATGCAAAACGGTTTGCCAACTCTGCAGGGTCAACCGAGATCGTAAAGCCAGCGCTACCCATAATACCTCAGCTATTCTTGGTGAACCCAGCCCCAACAGGGGTCTGGAAGAAGGTTGAAATCAAGATCTCAGGTTGAATGGAACACTGCTTTAGAGCGTCGAAAGCGCTATCAAAGTTCGGAGCTGCCTCCGTAATCTGGTAGTCTAGGTCCGTTCTAAGAGCCATAAGTTCCACATTTAATCGGGCTTGTTTCTCAAAGCCTCGGATCTTGTCGTACTGAGTCTTGGTGACCCCGGCTAAGCTTGAAGCGTAGACCCCATCGATCGATCCGTGCGTTGTTAGAAGGGACGCCAGGATCTTACGAGGTACTCTTGGGACCCCGGGCAGATTGTCCGATGTGTCACCTGAGAGTGCTCTGAGGTGAACCATCAACCGGGGCGGGACCCCATACTCTGACACAACTCTATCGGGGTCGTAAAGGGTCTCAGGTCGACTTCCTTGCTTTGGTACTAAAAGTAAGTCAGTGTATGTAACCAACTGTAGGAAGTCACGGTCTGTAGAGATGATTATGTTGTGTTTACCTTTTAGCTTGTTCTTCAGTAAACAAGCGATAATATCGTCTGTTTCCTCGTCTGGATTATGGACTTGTGAGATGCCAAACATTGGAAGCATAGACTGAAGTCGTGACATCTCATCGTGTGTACCCTGACTATGCTCTGGCCTGCCTGCCTTGTAGTCTGGATACATGTCAACCCTACGCTGCTTAGAGCCATCCCATACAACATACATATTAGCTCTCTCAAAACGCTTCTTGAGTGCAGCTAAGCTACGCAAGAACCCAAATACTAGTGCAGTTGATCTGCCCTCACTATCGGTTAGCTGATCAGGGATGTTCCTTAGAGCATTGACAACCCTATAAGCTAGATTATGCCCGTCGAACACGATGTTGTTAGCCATATCTGGGTTCCAATCTGGTAGTGACCTCTCAAGTTGGTCACAATCACTGTGAATCTGTGAGTATCTAGCTATGAAGCTGTCGAGTAGGTCTAGTGCAGCTGAAGAGTTGGCTAGTTGTGAGACCTCTGGCAATTGAATCAGAGGTAAGTAGAAGAAAAACCCTGACCTTGATATGAATGAGTTCATTTGCTGAACTTGATGAAACTTTTTCAGCAGAGGCTCGCTATCGGATCCCGTGAACATCTCAGGTGCCACTGGGTCTACTAGTAACTTCCTGGCTCTTCTAAAAGTATCAAGCCACGAGGTGATTCTTAGGTACCTGTCATACTTAGCTTGTAAGGGTTTTTCGGAACTAACCAAATACTTATTCGGAGCCTTGGCACGATCAATCCACTGCTTAATCCTGAACAACTTAGTTAGGAACGGGGAGTTGTACTGCTGGTCTTCGGTATTAGAGACATACTTCAAAAAGCTCCGAGGTAGTGTGATCAGCGCCTGCTTCGACCTGAGCTTAACGAATACTTGAACGGAGTTATTCTCAGGGATGTTCTCAATTACCTTGCCAACAATCCCGCTGTAGGCCCCACTCATGACCAAGACTTCGTCGCCTACCTCAATCCCTTGTTCAGTCTCAATGTGAAGCTGAAGGCGCATCTGTTCGATGGAGCTATCAGGCACCGCCGATATCCTACGAATCCGATGATCATACACTGTCAGGATTGAGGTAATATACTTGGAACCCTCCAACTTGAAGTATACGGGGTCAGGTTGTGTACGTCTAACGAAGATGTAGTTCTCAATTAACTTGTAAACTGACCTAGAATGCCCGCGTGTGATGGTTGAGGCTGGTACAAATACATCCTTCAAGCTCTTGATAGATTTTCCAACAGCTTTTCTGAGGACCTCTGGGTCCTCATCCTCACCTTGAGGGCTTAACTCTAGGACAACCCACTCAGGCATTTCCCCCTCTACTCCAGAGTTCAGCGAACCCTCGGCGCCAAGCTTCGTGACTAATTAAGTCCCTATCGCTTGTACTGGTTTCGTTAGGCGTTAGATTCAGTTTCTTTCTCTTACCAGGGTTTGCTTCTGGGATGACCTGTGTGTCGTAGATGGTCATTGCCCGAGGATCATCAGAGCCCAAATTACCGATAGGCATATCGCCACTAGGCATTTGCTTGCTACTTGGGGGCTCCTCAGGTGACTGCTGAGCCTCTACCACTGGTGGTGGGCTCGACGTCTCAGCGGGCTTTGGTGTTGGAGCTAGTGTACTCACCGGAGCTTGAGTAGCCACGGGGGCAGATACTTGTAGGACTGAACCTTGCGACACAGGCTGAGCTGAGATGAAAGATCCCTTCACCCCAGAGAACGCCAGTGCAGTTAGATCACAAATCAGTCCAACTTGAGTTACGTACCTGGACCTCAAGAAGTGGCTTGCGATCTTGATCAGCTCAACACCGTAGAGCTTATAGACCTCTACAGCCAGTAACTTATCTGTGAAAGAGAAGTCCGCTCCCATCCCGTTTGCTAACCGGAAAGAGTTCATAGCGGCCTCCGAGAGACCCGATACTACCTCCTCAGCGGTCATTCTCTCACAAGCTTGGTCAACAAGCTGGAGCGCCTTCTTGGTGTCAGAGGTTAAGTTGAGTAGTATGTGGTAATAAGTGGAGATCACAGACAGATTGAGGTGCTCTCGAACGTTGTCCAGAGTGACCGGCCCAACCTGAGCGATCATCTCAAGACGACTCACCACGTCACGGACATGACCACCGGCGTAGTCAATAACCGTTAGGATACCATCGTCATCGAACTCTACCTTCTCTGCTTCTAGGATACGCCTCATCCGAACTAGGATGTCTTCGCGCGTAACCTTTCTAATCCCATACTCTTCACATCGAGATCGGATAGCACCACGAACCTTTTCAGGTTCCGTGGTGCAAAACATCCCAATCATCTTGCGCTCTTCCAGCGGCTTGAGTAGGACGTCCTGAGCATCCTTAGACATCCGATGGCACTCGTCAAAGAGGTAGATTCTCTTTGAAGCCCCCACTACCGAGAAGGGGAGGCTATCTACTATCCTTCGAATCTGATCAATTCCACCCTGGCTAGCTGCGTCTTGCTCAGAAAAAGCCATTGAGGAGTCGTTCAGGATAGACCTGCAACTCTCGCATTGATTGCATGGCTCAGGGTTGTTCTTACCTACGTTCTCACAGAGCATCGCCCTAGCGTAGATGCGAGCCAGAGTCGTCTTTCCCTGACCACTACCACCACTGAAGATGTAACTAGTGTCCAGCGCGGTCCCATTCCTGAGACGAGCTTTGAGTAGTTGAACGGTTCCCTCTTGACCTAGCACATCTGCAAAGGTCAAAGGCCTATACGTGGTATCCCACACTTTTTATGACCTTTATTCGTTGGCAGCCGTTTGAAGCTCGTTATCCTCTTCACTCTCGGCAGTCATGAAACTGAGGTCAAGCGATTGAGCTACAATTGCAAAGTTGGATAAGTCCTCGGTCCAAGCGCCATGCCGTCGAAGGATAGAACTGAACTCGTAGACATCGGGCTCCCGTGTCTTCCACTTCATTGCAGCCGTCTGCTCATCCTCTTCACCGGTGCAACACTCGAGTAAGTGATCGACTAGCGCGGTTCGGCGAGCTGCATCCAACTCATTCCAAACATCGAGGGGTATCTCCATCAAAAAATCTGGTTCACCAGCGACGAGGAACTTCTGCAGGTCGCTCATCTTCTTAACCGTACCAAGAACGGGCTTTCCACCCTTCTTGCTGCACTTCTCCTTGAATATGTACCTGAAGCTGGCTTCGGCTAACTCTGGATGATGTGTACCAATTAAGCTCTCAGCGATAGTTTGAACCGCCTGAGCTTCTTCGTAGGTTTGAGGCATAGCTACTCCCTAATCTGATTCATGATGTAGGACTTGAATGGGTCGTCACCCCAAGCTTCCCAAAGGTTTGCCGGATCCTTTACTGGCTTACCACTTAGGGTGACACCGCGCGGGTAGTCTAGAATCTGAAGGTGACTGAAGTCCGAGCGATACTCATTGTTGAATTCTCTGCAAGCAGATCTTCCAGTTGAGTCTGCATCGTAGAACATGTACACCTTATGCACAAGCCGAAACAACCACCTCAGTAGTTGTTCAGTAACCTTAGCTGTGATTGTGCTAACCGTGTATGGAAGTACCCTCTGGGTAGGAAATAAATCGAAAGCACCTTCCACAATGCATATAGATCCAGTAGTCCAGATATGAGGGATAGCCTGACCCAACCCAAAGAGTACCAACTCATCACGTACCAAGAAGTAGTCTAGATACCCCTTGTTCGACTGATCAACAGATCTGAATTGGAACCCAGTCACCGTCCCGAGAGCGTTGGTCAACGGAAGGACATAGGAGTCCTTCAGCTTCTCTCCCCGGTGCGCCCACTGACTGAACTCAGGATCGACTCCAGCGGGCAGTACCCCATTCAGATACCCAAGCTTGAACCCCACTATCTGCTCTGGAGACACCCCACGCCCATACAAGGCATCCTTGACCCTGTCGTCCAAGTTACCTTGCGCGCACTCAACTAGATCATCAGCCCAATTCATGAGACTCGATTACCGCCAAAGTCTTGTCTACATTGTATAGTTGAAGACCGATGTAGTCTCCCACCCTTGTATAGACACCTAAGGCTGGTGCATCGGCCACAAGAATTGCACATTTAGCTGGCAGGTCAGTTGACAAGAGTTGAATCCCCTCAACATTGCCGTGTTGCACACCGTTTTCATCGGTGAAACGACTGACCACGCCCTTAGGTAGAACTAGGTTCTTCGGCTTGAATCGAGATGCCTGCATGGATTCAACAGCCTCCCCGACTGATCCAAAGCGATTTGCCCAACTACTTTGGATAGACAGACTCACAACCTGTCGAATTAGGTCTCCCAGGAGCGCTGGCTCCTCCTCCAAGGTGCAAAAGGAGAATCCGAAGCGAGCCATACCCTCTCTGTTCTTGCGCGTAACCTTGAACTCCCTACGGGCATTAGTCACAAGGATCGGGTCCAGACCATCAGCCACACCCCTCTCAGAGAGGGCTGGTACCGAGAACCCAGCTCCAGAGTCAGCTCGCGGGCGAAGACGTTCGGCTACGAGTATGTAGGAGAAGATCGAAAAGCTCATGAGTCAATCGGGGGCGGTAGCAGCTTCGAGGTATCGATCTTTGGGATTACCGGTTCCAACCGAACCCTGCAGAACCAGAACCAAACCAACTTCCACCACGGGAACTTGATCTCTTGAACCGCCCCGAGAACCCATAACAGTGAGAACAGCTCCGGGAGGTTCTCCTCAACCCAAGAGGTGCTCTTCAAGTCCTGGGACAGTTCAGGAAGGATGTCTGCCTTGCCCCGAGCCGCCTTGAAGTCCTTGCACTTCTTGGCATCAATGGGCTCCTCGCAGATTGTCCCCTCCCAATTCTCGGGGTCACTGCAACCTAGCATGCAGAAACCAATAGTCTGGATCACCGGCAACCCGAGCTTGTCAGTAATTCGGTTATACTCAGGGTTGGATTCCCCCTCAAGCTTCTTCCGAGTATCGAGAGGATGCCGGTAGTTGTTGACACATCTGGTTGGTAGCCTTTCTGAGGCCATGGCCACCCTACGGTCAAGTTCTGCACAAACCAACTCCCTGACTCTCGTCTCTACCTCAGACTTGGTTTTCATGTTTGGAACCCTTAGCGCGCCGTAGTGTCAAGTGCTTCCTACCCCCATCGATTTTGATATCAGCATGGTAAGATGTAGGAGCGTAATCGACATAGGATTGATGTTGAGTAACCAAAAATATGTCCAGACCCATAGTCTCAGCTAGGCCCTTGAGGAATAAGCTGGTGTTCTCCACGTAGAGGTCTGACACCGCGGAGAGAGTCTCATCAAGCAGAAGGAACTTTCGGCGCTTCAATCGAAGGATTGTCAGTATCCTCAGAACTAGGCTTGCGATAGTTGCAGGGCCTCCACCATAGGACTCCAGCGGACTGCCTCGAGTCCCACCATTGTCTGGGTCACCGTCACGAATGAAGAACTCTGCACTAACCCGATTGTACTTCGTGGATAGCTCGGTCTCGAACCGAAGATCCTGGTCGTAGAATATAGTCTGAAATCCGTGGGTGATTACCTCGTCAATGGTCTTGACCTGGCCCTTCACCATACGATCCAATAGAATCAGGTATAACTCTGAGACCTTTGCAAGGATAGCTAAGCGAGAGGAGAGGGTCTCTAGCTCCCTCTCCTTCTCACCTAGCTCCAAGTTCAACTGGTCTCTCAGAGTCTTGACCCTCGTCGCCTGAAGCCGGAGGGTATTTACTCGCTGCTTCCTCCCTACTTCGTCAGAGAGGACATGAACCTCGTTATTCGACACGGAATAGAGTCCTCTTGGGATGTAGTGACCTTGCCATCTGCAGAACTCAGGAAGAATTCGTCAATGGTCCTGAACAGATTGAGCGCTTTCGTCCCCGCCTTGGGCTTCCCGATGTACCCGCGAAAGGTGACATCATAGCCCTTCATATTCTGAATTAGCTCGGTGAGCTGCCTAATACTCACAGAGGCGGAGAAAGAGTCAGCCGTGGAAGCCGTAGTACCCTCTTCAGTATCGACAACAGGAGTAGCCTCAATCTTGATTGACTTGGACTTCGAGGTGGTGACATTGAACCAAATCTTGCTGGTCTTCGCGTCGTAGTTGAATACGATGCTGTCATCCTTTTCCTTCAAGGCTCCTTTGGATGACTCCAAAGCATGTAGGAAACGGGCCTTGTTAACCCGAACCACCAATGAGTCCATCTTGAGGTTGTGGTGGATGAACTTGTCGTGCAGGTCCCCAATCTTGCTCCAACCAAAGACGTCCCCTTTGGAACTGACTGCAAAGGTAAGGTTACCATTGATCTTGATGGCAACCACACTACCACTGTCGCACTTACTAAGGAAACTCAAGAATGCTGGTATGTGCGTAGCATGAATAGCCAATCTCTTACCAACAAAGTGGTCGCTCTTGAAGTAGTAGGCTATGTACCGATCAGTAGCGTACAGGTAGCCGTCCCCTTTCTCAAGCCGAGTCTTGTCGATAACCTCGACACCTCGGAACGCTTCGGACACACTCTGGTCAATCTTATCGGCCATGAAAACCCGAGCAAGGCTGATTGCCTCCTTCAAGATCGACGGGTTGTACTCATAGGTCTCAGTAGCAGCCGCTAGGTCATCATCGTACCGGGAGATGCTATCAGGGGCGTAGCTACCGAACTCAGCCTCAGCCCCATCCGGGCTTGTCATATACTTGACCAGGTGGCGACCATCCTCATCTGAAGAGGCTTCGATGATACAAGTCTCTTCCTCCTTGGCTAGTGGACGCAATGAGTTACTCAGATTAACTGCTGGGAATACAAAAGCCCCGTCACCACTCGAATCAATCAAGTCGAACTTGGCCCTAGCAACACAATTATCTCCACTGGAGTACAAGTAGCACTCCTTGCCGCTCACAACGAAAAGGTACCCTGCGGCTTCGTTAGTAGTCTGGTGCGGAACTACAGCCGACACTATGTCAAGGGCCTCAATGATATCGGCCAAGTTGAAATTGATTTGAATCTTCATTTAGCTCCTCATTTCCTGTCATACTCTGCGAAAGTACCTTCTACCTCAGTCAGTTGTCTGTCGTAATCTTCGAGCATATCCTCAAGATCCTTTTGGGTCTTGTTCCGCTCCTCAACAAGAGTCTTGGGGTTATACCCAGCCGCATCAATCTCTCGTACTAGGGAGGCAAGTTCTTCCTTCTTCGACTTTAACTCCCCAGATAATTCTGACTTGCGACGTAGTATTCTAGTGTGGCGCTGAAGGATACCGGCCACCTTCTCTTGTAGTTTATCTGGTGTCAAAAGCTGAGACATCAAACCACCTCTCCATGAAGCTTCAGTCGTCAATACCGAGGGCAAGTTCTGTTACACCTTCTGGCAGGTTTAGTCTGGGGCGTGGGCGAGATTTCTGTACTTGTTTCTTACCGTCCTCACACACCGATGCAAATGCACACAAGTTACAACCATAACTGGGTTGTGATGGGAAAAGCTCCTGTCTTAGGTCATTATATGCTTGAGACCCTTTTCCAGCCTTGTCTAAACGATCAGTTGCAACGTCAATGCGAGTTAGTACAGACAGAACCTCAACCCTCAGTTGATACAAGTCTTGTTCGGAGAATTCTACCCACTCAATAGCCTTATCGCCCTCGAATCTCCAGAAAATGTAGCCGATACCACCAGGTATACTGCTGAACTTAGCCTTGTATAGCAGGGCGTACCACTTCAATTGGGTCCCTTCGATCTTCTGTCCTTTGGCTAACCTGTGACCATCGACATAGGTCTCACGGTGCTTGGAGCCCTTGCCATCAAGAATCACAAGGTCATTGAATGGCTTCACCCGTTGAATGATGAAGTCGGCGCGGCCCCCAATGATGTACTTGCCGAACTTGAAGTCGAGTTTGAACTCAGTATCCATGCGAGGACCGACGAAACGGTTCTCTCGGATGGTCTGAACTCCAATAGGGATCGTCGCTTCGAGATCTGCAATGATCTCCTCCTTACTATGATAGTTGGCTTTCTCATCAAACCAATCTACGTCTCGCCCCTTCTCCATAGACTCGTTGATGGCTGCATCAAGGTGCACGGGGGCGATCTCCAACAAGCGCCGCAGAAGGTCCTTGTCCTTCCAAATCTTTTGCTTGTAGAAGGCCTCGAAAACGGTACCAATGGTGGTACCGTACAGTGAATTTACACTGTTTTCCTGTACCTTGAGCTTGTACTTGACCACATACTTGAACCAATAGGCATACGGACACTTCTCGTATTCCTTGTACCCAGAGTATGAGATGTAGTTGACGCTCATCCTACTTCAGCCATTTCTAGATACTTGAGTGCCTCAGATCGAACGTCATCAGCGAAGTCGAGAGACTTGATGTTGTCCTCGATAGTCTGATCTGGGTCAACTTCTCCCTCAGACACCAAACGCTGAACGAACTGGTCAATGTCTTGGCGCTCACGTTCTTGGACCGCCTTCTTCTCCAAGTCGAAGACATCCTCAGCGGGAGCAACCGCTAGCTTGTAGGTTTCGACTCGCAACCCACTACCATCAAACTCAACGAGTGCAACCTTCGGAGTACGTTCAAGGTTCTCCCTCACCAGTGACCCGCGAGATAGTGCACCTTGATTGACAAAGTACTTACCACCTACAACCTCAACACCTTGATCCTTATGCCAATGCCCAAACATGAAAACATCAGGGCCATTACGACTCACAAGTGATTCATAGGAGAACACGGGTTCGTTCCAGAAATCCTCAACAGAAGCCGGCGGACTCAATGAAGCTAAAGTGTGAACAACTGCTATTAAGTGAGTATCACCCTTCTTCTTTTGAATACTCATCAACTCATTGAGAGTCAGGTTGGGGTTGTAGGGGACGCCAACCACACGCACTCGAAGATCCCCATCCTCAAAAACTCTCTCGTCAAGTTGCTCGAAGACCTTACTAGCATAGAGGGTGCCTAGAGGCTGCCTATCAAGGGTCTCCAGGTTGTTGTAGCGGATATCGTGGTTTCCTGGCACCATCAGAATAGGACATGGGTAACCAGCATGAATCAAGGCTGTCTTCTGAACCAAGTAATGCGAGTTACGGGTAGGGGCCTTGTTGTGGAAGTAGTCGCCCCCATCGAGCACTGCATTAACCTCAAAGTTCTTGGCTAGCTCCCCTACCTGAGTTAAGCTATCCCAGATTTCTTCCGTGTAGTCCGCCTTCCAAGAGGCTGGACTATTGTCGGACAAGTGAGTGTCAGTCCTGAAAAGGAATGATAGTTTAGGCATGTGAGTGGTCCAGGGTCATTGGTCGCACACAGGTTGGACAGACACCGAGCGCGCTGACCTCTTGCTCAAGACCAGCCTCCTCGACTTCAACCGTAGTCAATTCGCTTTCGAGGGTCCCAACCAGCCCCTGCAGGGACTGAAGCTTGGCGTGGTATTGATTCAGAGTACTTAGCTTGTTCTGCAACTGTTGAATTAGTTCTATATCTGGAACAGGAGCCTTGACCGCCTTACTTACGGTCTCGAACTTTGCCTTGAGCGCTCTGAGCTTGCCAATCCAAGAATCCAGGAGTGAGAACTTGGAAGACAATGCATCTAGACCGGAGATCTCTGGTACTACCAAAGATTCGACCCATGTGAGCCCATCAACCCGAGATTGCCGGCGCGCGTGCTCAGTAGAAAACTTGGTGAGCTGAACCACCTTAGAGTTCATGGTGGAGACTGAAGCTATATTCGGAACACGGCCCTCCAGGTCCTCAACCCAACTCAAGCCAGACACAATCGCCTCTCGGCGGTCGTAGTCCTCAGAAAACTTGGTGAGCTGGTCAACCTTCTGACCTAGTTGGTCAATAGCGTCGATAGCAGGTACCTGGACAGACTCAACACTCGCCAAGGACCTGATCCGGAGCGCTAGGTCCTTGAGCTTGGAAAGGAACTCTTTGATGACCCCTAGCTTGACTTCCTTGGCCTCGATGACCTTGTACTGACCCTCTACGTCAACCACCTTCTGAAGGGCGTTATCCAGCCCCTCATAGGCACACAGACGAATCTTGAGCTTATCAGCATCCGCCTCTCGAATCTTCTTGACCCCCTGCAGGTCCCGACGGTCTTTCTCGACCAGCTTGGTAGCCTTGCTTACCCGATCCAACCTAGAAACATCGGATATAGTCTCGGCTACTACCCCACCAGATTGGTCCAGAAGGAAAAGAGGGTAGAACTGGTCAGCAATCTGAATACTCTTGGAGGCATCGCCGACCTTGACCGGTGCAAGACCGTCCTTGAGGAGGAACTCAGGGATACCCTTACCAGGCTTGTCGTACTTCTCTCCGTTGAAGAAGTATCGATTTACTGCATCCCCTTTCTCCCAAAATAAGTCGAACCCATCCATCACAATGTGTACCGAGGAGGCACACTTGCAGGTCTTAACACCTCGAAGAACGCGAGCACAATCAAGCCCGTGCCTGACGAAGTTCACCCCCTCTGCATTGGTGAGAGCGCACTTGAGCGCTCTCACCAATGCACTCTTACCAATGTTGCTTCGGCCAACGATGGCAGTGAACCCGTCGAGGGAGATCTTGAGGTCCTCGACAGACTGAAAGCCTTTGACCTCAATATTGATCATGACCCCTCGGAAACTACCTCTTCAGGAGTGGTATCAACTGCCTCGTCAAACAGGGTATCGTCATCGAGTTCTTTCCTCATGTCAGATACGATGTCATCGTCATCAACCTCGGTAACCGCGGTTGGGGCCTCAGAAAGAAGGCTCTGCATCACACTATCCCGAAGCTTCTCGAAAGCCTTTGGGTTACTCACTAGATAACTACGTAGCTTGTCTCGACCCTTGAAGGACTCACCCTCGAAGTCGTAGGCTGACGCTCTTTTGAGTATGATCTTGCGAGGTACCGCCGCCTCAACCAAGGACAGGTACTCATCAACTCCAGTACCATACCGAATGAAGATCTCGCAGGCATGTCCTTGCTTCCCATCCATCTTGTTCTTGACGGCCTTGACCTGAACCACGTTACCGAAGGGGATCTTCTTCTTTTGAAGGGTGATTGGGTCCACCTTTTCGATGAACTCTGACTTGATTCGAGTCAGCTTCAAGCGTAGGCTTGCATAGAACTTCACGGCTTTACCACCAGCCGTGTTGTCGTCACCAGGACCATAGCTAGTTTTTGATATGTTAGCTCGAACCTGGTTGATGAAGATAACCACTGTCGGGCTGCCCTTGAGCCACTGAGTCATCTTCGGAAGGACCGAACTCATCGACCGAGCTAGAACTCCAATGGCAGCCGCGTCATCGAGCTTCTTCTCCAACTCAGCCTTGGGTACCATCGCGGCTACCGAGTCAATGACAACCAGTCCAACCCCTTGTTTGATGGCGATGTAGAGCATTTTCATGCCCTCTTCCAAGGTGGTTGGTGCGAACAAGCTCAGGTAGGACTCATCGAAGTTGACTCCAATCGACCGCGCGTATCCGTGGTGGATAGCGTTTTCATAGTCGAAGTACAGAACCCCTTGCTTGGCTCGCTGAGCCTGAACTGCAGCAGCTAAAGCAAGGGTAGTCTTACCACTTGACTCAGCTCCGTAGATCTCTGTGATACGTCCTCGGGGGTACCCAGGACATACCAGCCCTGACCCGTCAAGGATTGGAGTCCCACCAATCAAGCTATCAACCGCGATAGCTCCTGATTGCAAGTGAGGCCAGGAACCATTCCGGGTACCAATTGGGTCTTGGTCCGTCGCCTTCTTAATGAAGGCTCGTGTCTGCGCCATCATCTCTCTTCGCTTGGCGTCGACTTCATCCATAGGGGGTTGAGCATTTTTCTTAGAGGCAGCCATAATCACTCCAATTTTGAGAACCTGAAGAACCTATCGTTTTCCCTGAATAGCGTTCCGTACTTGTCGATCTCGCCCGAGCGAACACCCTTTGAGAAAGTGTGCTCCCCAATAAAGGTGTGTCGCTCGGACGGGATCAGTACATCTTCATCTATCTCACCCTCTAACAGCAGCCAGAACCGAGCTGCGAATCTCGCCACGTTATAGGCATCAGCTTCGTCGTTGTTCCAACGAGTGATGCCTGTATCCGCTTTGGCCATCGCAACCATGTCAGACTTGAACATTTTCCCTTTGCGTATGGAGGGATCCTCCTTGGCAAGGGACTTCACTGTTAGAGGATCGAAGTACACCACATCTCGTCGATGGGTATAAATCGCTTCATTTACATATGTGAACAGGGCGTAGAGTCCTTCAGACCAACCTTCACCAAAAGGGGGTGACTCTACTCCAACGATGCTAACCTCAGGGTAATCATCAAGTAAGTTGTTAATGCACGATCGCAAACCCATGTATCGAGCTACGAACACCATATCAGCAGGGCTTGAAAAACGGCCCTTATCTATGACGCGCGCCTTACCTACTGCCCATGGGTCGTGTACACACCAACCCATATCAGAGAATGATGGATCTAGCCCGAGGGAATACATTAAGCACACCTGTACCGCTAGTAGTCAACAAGTCGTTGTTGACTACTGGACGAAAAAGTGCCTGAGTAGGGACGCACTAACGCCCCTACTCACAGTTACCACGGGTTAGACGTTACCGAGGACTCCGGAGAAGTCCTCGTCGCTGATATCCACGCTGGAGGAACCCCCACCACCGGCTGCCGGCATACCAAGCTTCTCTCGAAGCTCATCCGTCGTCAGCGTACGGAATGGGCTCAACTTAGCGTACAAGGCGAATGCCTTCTCGAGTACCATCTTCTTGAAGTTCTCGTTCTTCAAGTAGATGGCGCTGCCCGCCTGTGTGATGGTATTCTTCTGGAAGTTGGTGTCACTGCAGGTGAGGTTCAAGTCGATCTGTGAGATGGAAGAACCATCCCCAACGAGACCCTTATTCATCCTGCGGAAGTTTCCGTACATCTCGGGAGTAGTGCGCCAGGGGAGAACTCTCCAATGCTTGGAGAGACGCTCCTTGTCGATCTCACCTTCACGGTCAGTTGGGTACCACAGAACCACTGTGATCACGTAGTCCTTACGGTCACCAACCTTGGCCCAAACCTTCTCGTCAGCTGGGCTAAGCCCCGTCGGCCATGAGAGGAATCCAAGACCTTCCTTGTAGACCGCCGAAGCCGGCTTGAACCGAGCTTCCCTCAGGTCCAACAGGTCGACAGGTTCAAGAGCGTCAACCGACTTGTTGAGCTTGGCAGCGATGCTTGCGCGGACCTTCTTGATGATGGCCTTCTGTTGCTCCTGACTCAGATCCGGCTTGGCCTTGAGCTGGTTACGGAGTTGAATAGTCTCGTAGTTGTTGAAGTACACAAGAGCAATGCGGTCGGTACGACCCTTCTCACCCTTGTACCACTCAAGCTTGTTGGACTGGACTCGCCCCTTGTCCTCATCCCCAAGGCCAATGTCTTCGTTAACGTCGGGTAGCTCGATGTCTAGATCTTCTTCAGCCATGATTGTGTGTTTTCCTTTATTTGCAATGACGTGGCCCCAGTTACAATTTGGTAGGTAGAGCTGGGTAACCTGGTCTGTGCTTCAATGTAGTACGCCATAGGACTGGATAGTGTCACCACGGACGGATCATGTCAGTGACGTACCAGTGATCTGTTACACCAACAGTCGGTGCGAGACGACTTACACGTTACTTAAAACGTCTTCAAAGTTGAAGTCTATGTCATCTAACTTTACTTTTGCAGGTGACTCTTCTGCAGCCTTGGGTTTCTTTGAAGTTGCCTTAGCTGGCGCTGGTTTTTCCTCTAAGAAACTTGCTAGATCATCTTCATCAGAGGTTGAAGTTGGATCACTAACCTCTACCACTGAAGGTACCCCGCTCGAAACTTCAGGTGCACTAGCTTGTTTCTCAGCAGGCTTCTCTAGTTCTGCTACAACAACCTCAGAAGATGGCTCTTCATCTTGAATACCAGCTAGAGCCGCTGCAAGATCACTGTCTTCGTCTTCCGACGTAGTACTAGGGACAAGTGGTATAGTACCCTTCATCAAGTTCTCTAGTTCATTCTCGTTGATATCAGCAGGGGCTCCAGAGGGTGGGGGGTTGCTACCAACTGGAGACTCATCCCCATAACCGGACCCAGACATGCGGTCAGAGAATAAAAGGCTCCGCTGTACTTTAATCTCAGTGGAGGTTCGAATCAACTCATCGTGAACCAGCTTGACTGCCTTATCCACGGTCTCCACATCGAGCAGGTCTCTCTTCTTTGAAGCTATGCTCTGGACCTGCTGACGAAGCATCGTGTTGACGACGGCCTCACGGTCACGGATGTTAGGCTGGCGCTGTACTGTCTCATTCTCAGCCAGCAAGTGGTCCTTCTCTATCGAGAGGGCAGTCTCTTCACCGGCGATCTGAACCATCAAGTTACGTCGCTTCAGACTCAGATCAACTCGACGCTGGGACACCTTGTTCAGGTAGTTGCGACACTTTGAAGTTACCGATTGGATGTATCTAGCCCCCAGCACTGTTGGATCCGGCTCCAACTCAACTCGGAACGTACCAATCTCGCGATATAAATCATCAACGTACTTCTGGTCCACTCACTCAACTACACCAGAACCAACCGCTTCCAAGATAGCTTTCCCAAATCCAGTGTTTCTAGCTATAACCTTATCATTGTCGATTGCACGTTGGACAGCCCCGCGGTCACCAAGAACCCAAACCTTCTTCTTTGCACGGGTAACCGCCGTATAGAACAAGTTCCGTTGAAGCATACGCCCATGCTCTCGAACCATTGGCAGTATAATAGTGTCGAACTCACTGCCTTGGCACTTATGGACTGTGATTGCGTAAGCCAGCCGGAGCTTCTGAAGTACATCGCTCTTCTGTATTTCAACGTTGGCGTCAAGACCATCCTCACCCAGACCATGGATCCTGACACGTAAGAAGTCAGAGCGGATGTCCACAAGTTTGCCCATATCTCCGTTGTAAACCCCAAGTTTGTAGTCATTCTTAATGACCATGAGGCGGTCGCCAACCCTGAAGAGCATCTTCCCGAAAGACACCTCCATCTTACCCATCTCTGGTGGATTTAGGACTTCGCGTAAACGCTCATTCAGGTTTGTAACCCCAACAATACCATCATACTTCGGGGATAGTACTTGGAAGTTAGCGTCACGCTCCTTGAGCTTGGCCGCCATCTTCACGATCAGGTCTGGAATTCTTGAGTCATCCAAGGACAGAAACCTAAAGTCCGAGTTGTCATCCCCAGTC